TGAAATACAGAGTTATAATTGAAAATTCATGATTGCTTTATTCTCTTGCGAATTGATATTTGCCTTATCTGGGATGTCATCCTGCATACAACTTGGAGATTTGTCCGTAACATCTATCTGTTCGAATATGATTTGTTTCGGAAGTATTTTATGGCAGAAATAGCTGCTGTTGAACGGTACGTTTTTCCCTTTTCCGAACTGAATACGTTTATCGAACATGAGTAATTCCAGATCAGTATTCTGGAAAAGTCGGCAGGGTGCTACGTTGTTCAGCCAATAGTTGGACATCAGCAAGGCGAATGGTTTTCCGAGTTTCAGACAGCGTTCAAAGACTTCCACCTTCCGGCTGAAAGGAGGATTGGATACGAGTATATCCCATTGGGACGGTTCATAGTTGAAAAAATCCTGTCCGTTATAGATATGGGAATACACGACATGGAAACCGGCATCCTTGAATTTCTGCACAAACTCACTGCGCTTCGTATCGAAAGGACACCAGACTATCTTGCCTTCGGGTATATATTTGATAATGGGTAATACACCATATCCCGGTGTATATTTTTCATCTGTCGGATTCCCGTATAATTTTTTTAAGTAGTTTGAAGATTTCATAGGCACATGATTAAAAATATTTATATTGATTTCTTTTCCCTATTTCGCTTCATTTCTTTATCTGCCTGGCACGCGCCCAAGTACAACGTCCCGTCCGGGTCATTTGGATTTCACATTGCCAAAGAGTGCCCTTCTCCACTGTTTTGAAATTAACATTCCCGTATCTTGGTCCGTAAAAACCGGTATGTTTTTGAAAAGCGAATAAGGCAATCCTCCGTCTGTCTTCTGTTCGGAAGTTGCATATTAGGGCAAACTGCCCTCTGTGATGCCACCATTCGGTACTCACAAGTTTTCCGATAAATGTTTCGGCTTTATTGGGGGCTATATAGTCCGCATAATAAAGCCCATCCGTACCTTTGTGATATTCTGATAAATCTGTTTCCATGTCATCATCGTTTTAATTCCTTTTTTCCTGTCCGTTCACTAAATACACGAAAGTTCCGTATTTCAACTTGACTTTGTTTTTCTTGATAGCTTTGCTAATGGCATTGCTTGTTTTCTGGTAGGCATTGTTCACCGCCTGCATCCCCCATTGTGCAAGGCTGTTTCCTGTTGTACTTCCCATACTCATGTTCATATTGCCCGACATTGCCCCGCTTGCTACATCCTTGCTCGTTTCCCGGAATTGGCTGTTGGGCACATACAGCCCCTCCATGCCATCTGTATCATAGAGTGAGAGACTCACTTTCACCAATTCGTCATTCACGAGGATGCTGCTGATATTACCTTTCACGCGCCCGGATGAGAATCCGCTTACCGTAGCGTACAGGTATGTTCCCCTTGCTATCACACACTCGCCGATCTCCACATCGTCAAGCAGGCGCAACCTCACGCGCGAGCCGTCCACCGCTTTGATGTTCTCGTCAATGATGGCTTGGATGAGTTTCGGTTCACGGACATTCTTCGACAGTGTGTTAAAGTAGTCCGAGGTTGTCTTCACCTTGCGTACCACCTCGCTGGGCGGTTCGTCCGCTGATGGCGTTTTCACAGCCCGGCTCTCTTCGTTGATGGTTCCGGAGGCTGCTGCTCCTTGTGGTGGAGCAATGTTGGCCGTGTCCGTTTCTGCCGGGGGTACAGTCGCGTTTTGCCCTCTCAGTCTCGCCTCTGCGAGTGCTTTTTCCAGTTCGGCAAGTGCTTCCTGTTCTCGTGTCTTGGCAGAGGCAATTTCCGCTGCCGCAGCTTTTTCCTGTTGTTCTTCCGTGAGCAGGTCGATGTCGTCCTGCGTGTATTTCGATTCATACTCTTCCTTGTTTTTATCGGGTTCTTCCCGGTCTATGTTATCTACAGCGGAGTAGTCCTGTATCTTACCCCATGATTTCGCCATATTCTCGTATTTGCTGCCTATGCCATCGTCCTTGATCTGTGCCCCCGGCAATTCGGGGTTCAGGAACTCCGTCGTCTGCAACGCCTTGTCTTGTATTTCTATCGTTTCTGTCTGAAACAGGTCGAAGATGAAATAAGACGTGCCGAGCAGGGGGAAATAAAGGATGGCGGGAAGCATATATTTCGGCTGGCGAAAATTGATTTTCTCCAATATCTTCATTATACATCTTTTAATTGAGTTGTACATATTTGCCTTCAATGGCACAATTTCTCAGTATCTCTGCGTTGTCTTCTCCGAAAGCTAATAGGATGCTACCGCGACTGGGAGAGTCACCTCGTGCTCCGTCTGGTCGGTAGAATCGGATGCGGTGGCGTAGGAATTTCATTCCCGTCGCTTTTGGGAAGATGACGTCCTGAAACATTTTGGAATCGCAACGGTTGAATAATAATGCAATGCCGTTGCCATGTTCTGCCAATTTCCGGACGAATAGTTCGATAAGAGGACGCGAATAGGGAGGATTGAGCCACACACGCCCTTCCCATATCTGGGACAACCCATCTATGTTCTGGTCATACATGACCTCGGCAGTCGGCCACAACGGACGGATGGGAGCGCAAGGGTCAAGGTCGAATTTGCCCAATGCGTCCAGTATCTCCTTTGGCGTGTACCATTCGTCTGACGAACGGACTGATTTTCCAAGCCGTGTATTCATAAGTATTCTTTTATTGTGGTTTGTCCCCTCTGTTTTTATGTTCCCTTATTTCGACTTCCTGCAACAGCTTGTGCCGTTCCCGAAGCACAGAATCCTGCATTTCCGTCGCCGTGCGACTTGCCGGACTGTGTCTGTACACAGTTACCAAGCGGTAGGCGTTCCATACGAAAGCTCCGATGACGAATGTAAAGACGATGACCAGAAACAGCGTCCGGTGTGCGTTGGCAAAGCCCTGCACCTTGGCCGCCGCTTGGTCGATGCGTGTCGCCTTGGCGAATTTATGCCCGGCCTGCACCTCTCGCTCGTAGCGTTCCTTGTACTGCGGGTCATCTTTGTCCGGCATCTTCTCGCCGAACAACATCCGTTTAAATCCTTTGATATTCATATCTTTGGTGATTTAATAGTTACTCTTTGTTTTTTGCTCGATATCTTTGTTCAGCAATGTGCGCCAGTTTACTATGAGCAGTCCATGCGGATTGTTGTCCGTTCTCGGCACACGTTTAAGTTGCCCTGCCGTAACCAGTTCGCGCATCAGGATATTACTCCGGCGCTCGATTCGCTGTCGACCATAGTAGGTGAACTCCATATTCTTTTTGTCAAAGGAGATACTGTCACAGAATATCGAGAACACCGCGCTCGTACCCAATATATTGGAGTAAAATCCCTTTTCCTTGAGGGTATTGTACTGTGCCAGTCCCGTCTCATCGACCAGGTACATCGCTTTTTCCATCGTATAGCGGATGTATTTGTCGTCCGGTGCGAGAGTAAAAAAGTAATGGTGGAACATTTCTACGTGGCTCTTGGCCTCCACGTCCAGTGTTTCGTCCATCGTCGTGCGGGTTACGAGTATAGGTACATTTCCGTCCAGCACATACACCTTTTTCTGCGCGTCCGTCACCATTGTCCGGGCAGTCCAGATACTTGATACGCTGATGATGATACACCCTGCAAGAAAAGCAGTGCAGATGATGCCCACCAGTCGGATTTTATTCTCCAAATGTTTGATGACCATATACCTCTATTTTTACTTGTTAGACAATCGTGTGTATTCGTCATGTAACATTGTCATGACTGTATCATGCAACTCCGTCAGAAATTTTTCGAACTTCCCGTCAAAAAGCTGTGTGTAATCTTCCCGCATGATTACATGCACGAATATCCACCAGACACGGCGGTTTCGATTCTTGGCATTTTTCTGCAATTTGACCAGTTGCAGACGATAGGTAAGGTAAGTCATCATAGGGACAATATATCGGTTGTCCCATGTAATGGCTTCGTCCAGTTCTTCATATTCCGGATCAATTCGGTGGTTAGGTGCATAAACGAGTTCTTCGCTTATGCGTTCATTTGCATAGTGCACGAAACGCTCGTTCCTGCACCATTTCTCAATTTTCTGTTGTACATTCATCTTTTGGATATTTAATATTAGGTTTATCATTATCTCATCATCGAGCCGATACCGCCCGTAGCCGTCATTTTGGCCTGCTGCGCCACACCTTCTCCAAAGTTCCGTGTAGAGAAGGCCGTGTCGCCTTCAGGTATCATCCATGCTGCCAAGTCCGGCACGAGGTTTAGGCATTTCAGTGCCACGATACTTGCCGCCATCAAGTAGCCGGCGGAGAAGAAGCTGTTTTGCAAGTAGGCCGCCATTGTCTGTTCGCTTGCTGTGATTGCCGTCAGGTTTTCTACCTGTATGCACAGTACAATGTCGAATAACAGTAGCACATAGAAGCCGACGAAGTAGAGCATTGCACCATAGAAATGTACTGTCAGATACCTTATAAGCCACTTCGCCCATGCACCTTCCCATTTGGGCAACAGCGAGAACGCCCATTGTATAGGTCCGAATATTGTTAACATGCCCAGTAGGATTTGCTGGCAATAGATGGTTGCCCACCATCCGATACGATACACAATCAGAGCGATAAGCATGATGATTTTGTCGATACCTACGATGACTCCTGCCGTCAGTGAGGTAAACCACAGTTCGGCTGCGTCTTTCTCCATCTTCGTCACTTCGTCCACTCCGGTTTGTTCCATGGTCGCTTCTACCAGGTTCGGGTCGGAGGTACCCGTGTGAGCGACATCTGCCTGTGCTTGCAAGCTTTGGTACATCGTGTCACGTACATGGATAAGTTGCTGCACTTCCTCGAATTTGTCCGCTATTTGGGTGGCTTCTGCCTCGTACAGGTCATGCGTGTACGAGCCGATGCAGTTCGGGATGTAAGACAGGAAGTCAAGGAAACACCAACTGCTCCCACTGCCAGCCATACCCGTGTCTGCTGGCGGATACCACCAACAGAGGATGATTGAAACAGCCAAAGGACGGAACAGCTTCAGCACATCCAGTGGCTCATGTTTCACCATCATCTTGTACGCCATTCCCGCTGCCATCACAATAGCGAACAGGGCAGCCAGTGCCATGCACATTTGTAGTATCCACCAGAACGGTCCCTGCGAGCCGGTAAAAGTCGCATCAGTCAGGAACTCGTTCGTTTGAAAAATCACATCGTCAATTTCTTCTTCAAGGATATTAATACCGAAATCCGAGAGTATATTTCCGTCTGCCATACGTTTTTGTTTTTTCAGTTCCCTTTGTTTACTGTTTCATCTCCGTCGCCGCTGCCACCCGTGTTATTGCCTGATTGCGGGCCGCGCACGGCAAAGCGCGATTCGTGCCATCGGTTCACCGCATCGCGGACAATACTCTCCTTATCCAGAGTACGGTCAGCGGTAGCATTCAGTAGCGTACTTGTTATCGTAGTATTCTGCCGTTTGGCAAGGTAGCCGACAAGGATTTCGTTCTGTCGAGTTATATCCTCGTAGATGCGCAGATACTCTTTCTTCCGCTGTGCGTTGGGCATATAGGCATCTTTCGTTGCATCAATGGCGCACTGGTAGATATGGTAATATTCCGTCCATCTGTCTTTATCCTCCGGTGTCCCCCCGACAGGCAAGATGCGGTCTATGTTTCGTTTGAACCGTACCATCTGTCCGTTGACCTTATCGCCTTCAGCGACCCATGCGATGTCCGCTTGACGGTCAGCCACGTTCAAGGCTTCTATCTTTGCCCGGCTCACCAATGCCGAGTCGATGGCTTCAGCTTCGTCCGTTTGGTTGTATAGGTTGACGCCCGCCAGTGTGCGGAATGACAGTTTGTTCTTGACTGCTGCCGACTTCTTATACTTGTTGTGCAGTATGGAATAGTAGAGGTCGGGCGAGAGTGCTCCCGTACCGGTTTCCATTACTGTTACTTGGTTTTGTTTCGGCGAATCGTGGTTATAGGTCACGGATTGTGCCTTTGCCGCCGTGGTTGCAATTATTGTAACCGTCACGAGTAAGAGTATTCTGTCCATATTTACTTTCGGTTATTTGTTATTAATCTTTCAATACTCAATGTGTTTCAATCAGTTAATCACCAGGATTATTCCACATTTCTTTTTATATTATATTCATTTCTAATCCTTTCCTCTCCCCGCAAGAAGTGCATATCATCCTTTTCAATACAAATACATTTTCTATTCGTATGAATACAGGCGATTGCAGTGCTCATGCTTCCAGAGGCAAAATCAAGGACTGTGTCACCCTCTTTCGTGTATGTTTTTATCAGATATTTCAACAATGCGACTGGTTTTTGATTAACATGAATCGTTTTGCCCTCTGATTCCGCAGTTTTAAAATATTTCACACTTCGTGGGTATCTCGTTCCTTTGTTTTCATTTCTGAATGTAGGATTTGGTACCTTGTTTACTCCTGTCCAGTTACTTCCTCTCTTTGTACGATTCTCATAAGGCTCACCTTCCTCCATGATTGGATAATAAGGAGTTCTGCCGTTACAAAAGATACTGATTAGCTCATGCGCTTTTAGAGGTTGCTTTTTAGCAAGAAGGAAATTGCTTGCTTTTGACTTTTCCCATACCCAGTCATATTTAAATTCGGCTAAATTGCCACAGCGTAAAAGGCTGCTGAACGGTTCGCTGCCAAATAAAGCCGTAGGCGCATTATCCTTTCTCACTCTTCTAATCTCCTCCCACATTTTCGAGAATGGTATTATCTTATCCCATTGCGAAGCTGTAATTCCGAAAGGTGGGTCGCATAGAACTAAATCAATACTTGATTCTGGGAGAAGAGGCATTACTTCAAGGCAATCGGCTTTATATAGCGTAATGTCTTTTTCAAAAACGATCTTTTTCATTACATCTTTTATTAATCCAAATGTCCATTTGCCTCTTGGTTATAGGCCAGATAGACTTGTTTGTACTTAAAGTTTCTTTCTCTGTTTGTACTTCTCCGAACATTCAGAACGAAACGCTTTTCCTGCGTTTTAAGATATTCCTTATCAATTTCGGTATATAGAAGTCATAATCATCATTATGGCATTATTTACCTCCTTCCTCTTTTACCGTCAATAATCCAGTCGTCCCGCATTGCGCCATCGTCCGAAAGCACCGTCAATAATTTCCCGTTTGGTACGTTCCCGGTAAATCTTCGATTTCCAGTAGCCGATACGTACCTGTATGTATCTCCATGTCTCGATGTATGCCCGGTTCAAGTGTTGCTCAATGCTGTCCAGCGACTTGTTCACGGACTCCAGTACCATCAGCAGGTCGCTGGTCGAGCAGGCCGCTGCGCCCGTGGCATACAGCACGAGGTCGCTCACCGACTTATAGAGGTGTTCTCCCTCGTTGGCGATGTCCCGTATTGCTTTTTCATTGATAGTCAGTATCAATGCGTCTGACGGCTCGATGTTCCCATGTTTCAGGATTTTCTCATGGAAAGCCTCCAGCATGGTCTTATAGTCACCGATACGGTCACTTACCGAGCTGTAGGTATCCTTCACGTTCAGCACCGTCCGCAGGGACTGGTACATCACGTCGATGACATCAAAGGCACGGGTATAGCGGTCAAGGTCGATATTTACTTCCTTGTATTTGCCCGTCTCCTCACGGCTGTACTCGTGCAGCAGTTGGTTGCTGTATTCCAGCGTGCTTCGGGCCAGCAACAGGCTGCGTTGTTTTTTGTGGTCATTTATGTACGCTTCCACCGACACGATATCGAATGTCCATTGGCCCTTGGCGACATCGGGTAGTAGCGCAAGCAACGTAATGGCTATCAGTATAGTGCGTTTCATGGCCGTACCTCCTTTCTGCCACTTCGGGATGTCCGTGCGTTTTCTACCCAGCGGTCATGGCACTCTTCCACGAGTGTCAGCCTACGACCCTCGTCCGTATCGAGTTCCGGTAGCACATCCTTCAGTACGTCGATGATGTTCCGCTTGTAGTGCATCATCTTCTCCAAGGATACGAGGTCGGCGTATATTTTCGTGATACGTGAATCCACTTCTCGTGCGATTTCGAGGCGGTCACTTGACCAAAGCAGGTGGTACACGTCGCTGTTCGGTACTTCTTCCATAGGTTCTGTACGGGCATACTCGGTAGTGATTTTACAGTTGGGATATTCCCGTGCGATTTCCGATATGCGATTATTCACGATTTTAGTCTTTTCCTCGTTCGACAGGTTCGGATCGAGTGTCAGTACATCGGCAACGTGCGTGTCTGTGTATGCCGAAGTCAATTCCCAACTGATTTGGATAATGGCACGGTGAATCTTGATACCCAGAAAGTATTTCGGCTTCCGTGCGATAGAAATAGTCGCACGGAACGTAATGATACCATTGATGTTCGGCATCGTCGCCTTACGGACGAACGTATAGCCGCTCCATGTACCTCCGTCCTGCCAAGTGAGGCTATAGGCTGTCTTGCAATCCTGCATGATAGCCGGTAGGCGGTAGTAATCATCTGTCGGCACATCGTTCTCTGCTTCCGCTTCCTGCTTCGCATCTGCGTACTCCTTCTGTTTTTGTTGCCACTCGGCAAGTTCGCTTTTCAGTTCCTCGATACGTGTCCGGTTGGAGTTATATTGTTGCCGGTAAGCTGCTGCGTCTTCCACGCTCGCCTCGGCAATTTTTTTCAGAAGGTCGGCGTTTTCCTTTTCCAAGGCACTAATCTGAGATTGAAGAACGGCGACTTGATTGTCCGCTTCCCGTATCAGTGCGTCCAGTTCTGAAAGGTCCAGTTCGTTCTCCGTTACCGAGGTCTGCATGACACACTCTTTGGAGTGGGCATCCAGTGAGCCGCCACACTTGCGACACTTGTATTGTGTCGAGCCTTGCCCCAGCGTCGCCCCGTCTGAACAGGTTACACTGATGGTCACGCTTTCGCATCCCTGCAATTTTGCGGCGTCCGTCGCCTGATAATAGTTCCGTGTATCGGATGCTATGTAATAGATATAGCCTTCCTCGTTGTCATTGAACTCCGAGAGGCGGGCATTGAGCTGCGCTTTGAACGTATTCAAATCCATCGAATAGGAGTCGAAGACATCCTCATAGACCACCTCCGTCCGATTCCAACTCTGTGTCACGTGTATCTCGTAGGCGTATGCCTTCTTTGTCTGTTTGTTACCCTTACTGATGATATAGGCCTGTTGTCGGGTATTGATAGTATAGGTGTAGCCATCGTTGCTATTGTTGAGCTGTTGCACTCGGCTTCTTGACCATCCGGCATACCGTTCTGAATTGGCGAGGGCCTGCTCCCGTTGCGAAGCGTTCGGATAAAATCCCGGATCACTCGTGTTAAAGCGTGTCCATGCGCCCCCATTCAATATGCTGTTGTCGTCTGTCGGTGGGTAGTAGTCGCATAGAGAAATGCTTCCTTGATCACGCCGTGCGATATACCACCGTTGCGTGTAATAGTTCCCGACAGCATTGTCCATATAGTCGGTCATCCACGATGTGAGGTCGTAGTTGCTGAAATTGAACAATGCGGCCACGCTATCCTGACCGCCCACCATGTCGATTAGCAGACTGCCGATGTCATGTTCCGCCTGCTCGAAGAGAGTACCGTAGTGTTCATACAGGTTGCCGATTTCATTGACTTTGCCACCCAACAGGTCATGGAACGCACTACTTTGCAGTAGAGCGTCACCGAGGTTCTCCATACCTGATGTTGCCAGCCCTACGCCCATGTTATAAAGGTTGTCAATGTCGCCCTTTAAGTTCTCAATCGTGAAATTGCCCGGCACTTTGGTAAAGTTGTCCAACATCCGTTGCCAATCGGTACCGCCCAGTTCTGCGAGGTTCAGCAAGGTGGCAATGTCGCGGTCAATTTCCAGAAAAGCGATGTCCGAGAACGACAGCGTGCTGTTTGTCACCACACTTTCGAACTGCATACACAGGCTCTTCGTATCGTCGCACACCTTCATCAGGTAGCTGCCCCAGTGGATTGCTGTTTGTGGTGAGCGCAGCATCAGCTTCGCCACCACCCATATTTTCGGCATGATTTTTTCTGCCACCATGTGGTAAATTCGACGATAGTAGTAATTTTCCGTGCTGCTGCACCAGATGCCAAGGTCGGACAGAGCCTTGTGTTCCAAAAATTTGGAAGAAAATATCCCTGCTGCCGCCACTTCTGCCGCCGTATAGTGTTTCAGAATATCATCCACCTGCTCGCGGTAGTAGCTTTCGGCTACTGCCTCCGTGCCGAATGCTGCGGCCATGGCCGCCACGGTACGAGCGTCATAGTTCACGCTGTAATATTGTGCGTGAACGTGCTGTGTCAGGGCAGGCAATAGGATAACCCAAAAGATAAACAGCCGTTTCATCGTTTCAGACCTCTTTTATGTATTCCGGTTCCTTGTGATTGAAATACCACCGTTCAGATTCGATACAATTCTCCGTGACAAGTCGGCAGAACATATCATGTATGATGGTAGTATCCTTGATGGCCCTTTTGATCCGGGCTTCTTGGGAGCCGAACCATCTCAAAAAGAAAGGCTGGTTTAGATAAGTTTCGCGCACGGTCTGATAACGTAGCCATCCCAAGTCACTTAGTCTTTTTTCACTCATCGGACTACTGTTCAGTTCCCTGAATAGTTCTTCTCGAAACCTGTTTTCATCGAAGACAGGTTTGCTGTTACATAGCCTGTCGCACATATCGTAAAACTCCTTTTCTTTGGGGTTTTCTTCATAATACCGGTTCAAATACGCTTCCAGTTCTACATCGGACATACCCAACCGAAGGGAATACTCTGCCAACAACCGTTCGATGGCGGCTACTTTGTCCGGTGTCATGTCATCCATGCGGAGCAGGTTCTCCTTGGACAGCATACAAAACTCCCGGAGGGACAAAACAGTGAGTTCCGGATTGCTGACAGAGATTTGTTCGCGCGTCAAGCTGCTTTCAAACCCCATCATATTTATCCCGTAGCCCAGTGACAGGGTGATTAAAATCCTTTTCGTTTTCATTATGATGTTATTTTAGTGGTTAAGTTCAGTACACATCCCGCTTCATTAACTTTCTGCGCAAACGGCAATGCCTTGCCGATACCGCTGGTATTCCAGTCGCGGCAATATGCCTCGATAGCCTCTTGGTGGCTGCATTGTAACTCGCGCTTGTAAAGCTTCAGAGCCTCTTTCTCCGCTCGTTCGGTCGTGTAAGTCATGTAGCACTCGCGCGGTTCTTCCACGCCATAAACACCGCTGGTCGTGCCCCGACGGATAAACACCTCGCGGAAGAAGCTGCGTCCTTCCTTGTTTTCAAGGCGGTTAATGGTAAAAATTTTCTTACAGTCCACGTCCGTTAGGCCAAGAATCGTCTTGATGGTGTCGAAACGTTCCTTGAATTTGCTCTGGTCAAGCAGCATCACCACATCCGAGTTATTGATGATGGCCTCTTTCACGATTTCGCTGCCGATGATGTCTTGTATTTCCTGTGTCACCACGCCCACACTGGCCCAGAATTTACGCGCTGTTTTGTACATAAATTTAATGTACTCCGCCATCAGCGGGCTGGCGATGGCTTTCCATGCTTCCTCGATGACAAGGACTTTGCGGTTCTTCTTGATGCGCATTTTTTGCAAGAAAACATCCATGATAATCAGCGTGACCAAAGGAAAAAGCAGCGGGTCATCTTTTATGCTGTCGATTTCGAAGACCACGAACGTCTCGTCGAACAGCGAGCTGTCCATGTTCTCGTTCAGCGTTTTTTCGTGGTTGCCGCCCAAATAGAAGTCCTTCATCATATAGCGGTATGTCGAGAGGTCGATGCCCGTGATACGGTTCTCCTCACAGATATCCGGGATGCGCTGCACGGAATATTCATAGAAAGAGTTGAATGACAGTTCCTCCACTTTCAGTTCCTTGCGTCGGCCCTCTATCTCGTCAATGATACCCTCGATGCGGACCGCGCGTTCCCGTTCGCTTTCGTGCCGCTTCTCACTGCTGTTGCGGTCATCAATAACGAGGCTCTTACGCAAGTCCTCACGCTGTTGGGGTGTGAAGCCCTCGAAACCATTGAAGTAGGCGTCGTAATATTCCGTGATGACGTGCTCTATCAGACGGTCTTCCGTCTTTGTGACCGTTCCCTGCGTACCTTTCCAGATAAGCAAGACGAGGTTTTTCAAGAATCCCGTTTTTTCTACGTTCATCTCTTCCCGATTGATACGGAACGGATTCATCGTGATGGGCCGTTCCTCGGTATAGCTGATATACTTGCCGCCGAAATACTCGCATAGCCCCTCGTATGAGTTACCCGTATCGACCATTACCACGTCCGTCCCCTGTTCATGCAACTGGCGCACGACGGAGTTCATGTGGAAACTCTTTCCGCTGCCCGAAGGCCCCAGGCAGAAAAAATTCGAGTTGTCGGTCAGCTTGTTCTTTCCCTCTTTTCCCGTGATGTCGATAGCTACCGGAACACCTTGACGGTCAGTATAATAAATTTTTATCGGCGTTTCCTCACTATGCTGCACCCGTTCCTTGTACATCAGGCATACCGCAGCGTCGGAGAGGGTCAGAAAACGGTCATATTCCTCGTTCAGGCTGTAACAGTTGCCCGGAAATGAACTGACGAACAGTTCCAGTTGGTTGTATGCACGCTTACTGATATGTATGCCCATGCGCCCAAAAGCGTTTTCCAAGTGATTCGTGCATTTTTGAAGGTCGGTGTCGGCAGGCACGCCCACCACCATGTTGAAGTGCGTGTACACGAGCAGTTTGCTTTCACGGGCTATTACGTCCTGTACCTGCTTGATGTCCTCTACGGCCATTTGGTTACTCGGATTGGGGATGCTTGCGTGCCGGTTCTTCTTTTTGTCGAGTAATGCCAGTTCACGCTTCTGACTGGGCAGGAAAATAATTTGGTTGTACACCACCGTTTCTGCGTTCGGAATATTATCCACCACCGAGACAAGATCCACTGGCATCTCGGTATTATTCACCTCGATATTGGTATAGGGACGTATCAGCGAGGGGAGTGCGGCGCAGTCCACGTCCACGAGGCTGTACACCTTACAGCGTTTATCACCCATAGATACCGTTTCGTCGTCAGCCTTGACATTCGTCATCGAGACCGTACGGTCTTTGAAGTTCATCGCAAAGTAACGGTCCACATATTCGCTTGCCTCGGCTTTGTTCAGGAATTTCACTTGTACACCGCTGTCGCGTAGTAGGTCTCGAACCTTATAAATCTTCACGAGGAAATCGCGCCATTTCTTGCTATCGTAAGAGAAAAGACGGCTCTTCTTGGCTTCCTGTGTGATAGTCAGATAGCAAAGGCTGTCCGTGTACGGACGCCCATTAAAATAACGGAAGTACGATGCTGAGAGAAATTCTTGATTATGCTCCGGCTCGTTCGCGAACTGTTTTCTCACGAAGATGTCCTGTTTGTGTAAGGCATATCCTTCGCCCAGTGTTTGCGCAAGGGCAGAGAATAGATGCGTGAAATCGTAATAGCTGTCAATGTCCGCCGAATACTTCTGTACCGGATTTTCGATTTTTAAGACGGCGGAATATTCACCCGTCTTGGTGTACAGCACACCCACACCATCTGTATCTTCCACAGAGAAATAGATATTCTGAAAGATGTGCTTGCGCTTGCCGCCCGTACCGAACGTATAGACTGACAAGGCCATACCCGTACATAGGGCGATGAAAAATAAAATGATATATAGGGTCATTCCGATATTCGTTCATTAAATAGGGGCAGGTCTGCCTCGGCTGGAGGCGGACCCGCCCGCGTTCAACAATCAATCAGCCACACACATTGCCGTGATGGTTTTTTCTTATAGTCATACTTTGTGCGAATAGGCATACACATACACTCCACGTTTTACATTTTTGCTGTGCAGCCCTTTTCGCTGTTTGAGGATGATAAGCACGATTCCCGCAGATAAGACAGTTGCCAATACGACCAGTCCGGCCACAAAGCCCATAAGACAGTAGGCGGCGATAAAGCCCACAATGGCTCCACCAGCCACGCCTGCCGCCCAATAGATGTAGCGGCCTTGTAATCCCATCAGCTCCAAAGGCCGTTGTAACCCCTTGAACAGCGGATAATCCGGATAACGTCCGTCATTAATCATTTCCCCTGACTGTTTATGCGTTAATTCCGAAGAATAGAGGTAATGCTTGGGCTGCCGCAATCAAGAAAAGGCACGCCCCAACTACCATCATGATCTTCTTCTTGACATCCTGTTCCTCGTTGTTCATGGCGATATACACCGAAATGGCTCCGATGATGGCCACGACACCAGCAATGGCATAGCAGAGTTTGACCATGACAGGAACGTATTTCACGATTTCCTCCGCTACGGTTGATAGAGCTGTCGTACCGGCCGAGTAATCACCTGCCGTACTTTGAGCCATAGCAGGTATGCCTCCCAACAGGGCAATGATTAACATTCTTACTTTGGTGGAAACTTGCATGATGGTTTTCTTTGCCTTTCGGCACATTCTTTTGAATTTCTGAAACATATTTATTACATTTTTGTGGTACTCTTGTTTTTTTTTGAATTTATTTTACACTTCTGTCAGCCACCTATATGCGGTAGCCGAAGAAAGCAGGGAACACGATTGAAGCACCAATGATGAAGAGGCACGCACCGACAAGTGATACGATAGACTTCACCACGCCGTCCTCGCCTGTGTTCATTTTGATATAGATCTGGAGCGCGGCAACGACTACGAAAACCGAGGCGACAGCGTAGCAGATGTACAGCACGTACAGCATCATCGTCACCACGAAGTCGTGCATCGTTGCCAGTGCGTCTGCACCCCAACTGTAGTTTACGCTGCCACTTTTGGCGAATGCCGCATAAGGGACAAAGCACAGTGCACATAATATTTTTTTTGCTTTCGACATTTTACAATCGGTCTTTGAGAGGTTTCCATACCAGTTTCGGACGGTTGCCCGTCTTTCCTTTGGCAAGCATCGCTTTGTATAGTTCGTCTGCCGTGTATGCGTCCGACAGGTAGGTCTCGGTTTCTTCCATCTGTTCCTCCGCTTGGGCTTTCAGGCGTTTTAGCTTCTCCGCCACGGCTATCTCGCCATTATTGTCTGCGGTTTCCGTCTCCCGTGGTGCAGGCGAAGCGGTAGGGGCAATATCTGTTTCATATTTCTCATTACCCACATTGAATCCCGTATCGCTCTCCGTCACGTACACACTCTGCTCATCTTCTGGCGCACCGAGGTCAAATACCTCTTCTTCCAGCTTGCCATTTCCTTTTTTTCCATAAAGGTCCTGCACGATGATAACTGCATAATAGACGAGATAGGCAACCGTCAGGACAATGGTGAAAATAAAATATGATTTCATATATTTTTGTATAATATGATTTTTATATTTGGTTGTGTGTGCAAAATAAGAATGGATAAGTTTAAAGATAAAATTATTGGCTACAAAACATATTATTTTAATATGATATTTTCTCAAAATACAAAAATCATATTACAAAATCATATTCAAATACGATTTTACATAAGAAAGCAGGAAAAGTTGGGGTATAAAAAAAGCCCTCCGTGAAGGAGAGCTTAGGGAGTGGGTTGTTCATTGTTTCTTCCCGCGTAGGTAGTCGTTTAGGTCTTTGTAACCGGCATAACGGTTGGACTCGTTATAGACGCGTCTATCATACATCCCGGCTACGGTTTCCACTGTCTTTTGTCCGGCAAGGTCATTGTCAAGGTAACAGTGGATATACGTGTATTTTTGCAGATACGTCAATGTCTTTTTCAGATTACTGATCGAGTTCATAATAAGGTGGTCACAGGGAGCATTAATACAAATGGCACTATCGTCCGTCTGTTTGAGAGTCAGATAGGACAGAAAGTCCATGAACCCTTCAAACAGGCAGACACGGCTCTGTGTCTCACCACGCGATTGGAGTATCAAAGAAATGTCCTTGTTCTTGATACATCCTTTATAATAAGGGTTTCGCACCTCGTATCCACCGGATATGTTGCCAAAAGCCAGTGCAAAGTAACGTCGCTGGCGCAGTTCGTAATGCACTTCCTTACAGAACATTCGTCCGATATCCGAATCAATCATACGTGAATGGAGATATGAGAACAGTGCGTGGTGTCGCAGCGGCACGATAATCAGATTTTTCATGTCGGCTTCCACGGGTCGGAACGTTGTGGGCAATGTCCGGGTTTTCGGTAGCGATACACCATTGACATGCCGTTCGATGTATGCTAATGCTTCACTCACACTTTTTGTTTCGCAAAGGTACTTACCCAGTTCCACAAGGTCGCCTCCGGTGGCCTCGCCAAAATCATACCATTCATTCAGCCGGTCATTGACTTTGAACGATGGCGTCACCTCTTTCCTGAGAGGCGAAAGATACCAGTATTGCTCTGATTTCATATACTGCGCACGGTGGCCGAGCTGGGCCAAAAAGTCCACGATACGCACTCGTTTTGCTTCATCTATGGTCATATTCAAATTCTTTTCACTTGTTTGCGCAAAAGCGGTTTAGTTTAGTTTGCGACCCTATATATATAAATACTAAATTAAACTGAATTATATAGGCCCGCGCCCGCTCTCATTCTTCATCGAAAAGCATGGTTTCTGCCTGTGTCATGTCATAATAAAAAAGTTTATCTCGTTTGATAACCAGTTTTAAGGTGTCAGTCAGATATTGCAGCAGTTTGACCATTACGTTTCTCCCACGCTTAAATCCGATTGCCTCGTAAGCTGTCATCATGGCTTGCAGCATATTTTCAAACCCACGGATAGGTTTGTCTCCAAACGCAGCGGAAAGGGCTTCACGGTGCTGTTCGACGCTTAGTTCCATAAAACCCGTCCGCTGTTTAGGTTTCTGATGTGGGGCATTCTCAAACAAATGCCCTTCTGCGAGAACCGGGAGCCCGCCCTCATTAACAGTGAAAGCAAAGGGTTTAAACTCTTTCTCACGGATGTGTAACGCATGAACCTCGCTGACGTTGGGACAATCGTTGTTTTTGCTGATGACCAGTACAGTCTCCGCCTTGTTGCTCATTTCCGTACCGATATGCCCGCGCACATTGTTATCTCCTTTATTCAAGTGTAGCACACAGTGGATATGCAGGTCATACTTTGATGACCACTCCATCATCTTGTTAATGACTTCCACGGACTCACCGGTACTGTTTATGTCAAGCATCAGGTCACGGATACCGTCGATGATAACAAGTCCGTATCCTTTTCTTTGACGTAAGGCGTAGTCGATGACCCCAATGCGTATTGCCGGAGAGTATTCGCGCAAGCAAATAAAGTCGAGGTTTTCACTGTCGGTTGTAGTGGGCAGTCCGGCAAGCCGCAAGATGCGTTCCAGTACATTGTGACAATGGAAGCGGCTCTGCTCCGTGTCCACGTACAGAATCTTGCGTTTACCTTCCGGGAGGTGCGCCCGGTAGTTCAGCACTTGTTTCCCTGCCAGCGATGCAGCGACAATGGCCGAAACGTTAAATGTTTTTTTTGATTTCGCCTTGCCGGTTGATGCGCTGAAGTTGCCGAGCGTAGCAATGGTCGAGTTGTCTATCCAGATAATCTGTGGCGGCGTTTCATAGGTATCCGTCGCCCGAATCTGCGAGGCGGAGAGGATATCCGATAAGAAATCCTCCTCCGGCCTCATATCCACATTATATTCAGTTCTTCTTTCGTTTTCCATGGCGTCTTTGATTAAAGAAAGGTTGTGTGGCAGCGGCCTCGTTTGCCATACGTGCTGCTTCATCTACGGTTGGTTCATAATTCTGCAAAAGCCATTCGTCCAGATCTTCTTTGGCGAAATATATCATTTTGCCACGTGGCTTGTAGTGCGGAATCTCCTTGCCTGATGTTAGCTTGTACAGCATACTCTCGGATATTCCGATATACATACAAGCCTCTTGGAAGGTAAACACCTGTTTGGTGGTATATATATTTTTTTCCAGCAATGCGATGCGTTCCAACAGACTTTCTATCGGATCTAATTTCTTTAGGATGGCTTCGACGCTTGTAAGCCGTTCACTCAGCCGTTCCATGAATGTCAATCTATTATTTTGCATAAATGAGTTATTATAAATTTAGACAATGAAGTATATCCTCCGTTATGTAGCGCGCTAACGGAGGTCAAAGATAGGGCAACCCAAAAGGTCAGCGTGAGTTTGTACCGTGATAGTAACCACGTATCACGGCAACTGTCACGCTTTTACCTTTCACATACTTCGCTTATTGGCACTTCTTACCACTCTCTCAGTTCATCAATGGCTCGTCTGATACCGTAACCTGTTGATGTCATGTTGTTACGCAAGGCAGACAGAGCGGATGAAAGGCTTGAAGCTGAAACGAATCCTTTTCCATCCTTGGTTTGCAAGAACCGCCCACTACTGAGAACGGACTGCCATTTGGCTTGGATAAACGAGTGCTCAAGGAGTGTATCAAACAGGATGGCCACATGGCGGATATTGTTTACACGAATACAGAATCCTTCTTTACAGGAAAGCAGGGCTTCCATATCTTCAACGTGTAGGGTAGAAACGCAAAACAGATGATAAGCATTGGCACAAGCTGTAATACCTATCATCTGTTTACGAGTGAGATTGCATCCAAAAGAAAGAGGATAAATTCTTGTCGGTCCATCTTTGCAGCACGTGACGGACTGTGATGGTGGCACAAACGTATCATACGTTCGTTTCAGTTCCATACACTTCTCGAACGAGAAGTCTGCTTCGGTAAAAAATGCTCGGATAAGATGGGAGCAATCGTTTAATAGCCCCTTGACGATATGAATGTTCATTTCATGGCAGTTCCGGCAGACCGCATGGTCACAGTCGATATACCGGTGGCTGTTTACGAAATCCTCCACGTAACGGTAGTACTGCTTATTGCCCGTCACGACATCACGGAGATACATTGTTTTTGCTTCAACGAGCAATGCGAATAATTCTTTCGCTACATCCTGTTCTGCAACAAAATGGTGCAGATGTTTTTTCCCTCCAAAAAGAGAGAGAGCCATTGTTAGGTCTTTTCATGATGAAATATTTTAAATTGGATTTATATGATATATTATAAGAGTGTTGCTCCCGAAAGAGAATCCTGTCGGAACAACACCCTTATAAGTGATTACATATCTGATGTTCATTGCATTGTCAATCGAATAAACCGTTGGTCAGATTTACTGCATCGTCTTTTTTCTTATTGACGATTTTGGCATACACTTGGGTCATCTTTACAGATGTATGACCGAGTAATTTAGATACAGTGTACAAATCGGCCCCCAATGTCAGCATCATTGTGGCGAACGTGTGGCGGGCGGTATGAAAGGTGAATCGCTTGGAAATTCCGGCGGCTTTGGCCCATGGTTTGATAAGCTGGTTGATACCAGAAGGCAAATCGAACACATGGTCGTCTGCTGTCTTGTCCCCACGTTCCGGCATCCACTTCAACGCTTCATTGGAGAGCGGAAGGTAAATCGGTTCTTTCGTCTTCTGCATGGCTACTGCCAAGCGGTATTGGCCGTTGTCAATAAACACATCTTTCCATTGCAATCCGATAATGTCACTGATACGTAGTCCACAGAAGCAGGAGAACAGGTAGGCACTTTTTACCCCTTCGTTCTGCATTGGTGTAGCGATTAATGATCTCACTTCTTCAATAGTCATATACGAACGCACACTTTCCGGCATCTTGGGCTTCTCCGATTTTTCCATTTCGTTGAATGGATTCTTTAAGATCCGTTTCGCACGGACAGCGGCATTTAACGCACCGTTGAAAATCTGGTAATAGGTATTACGCGTAGAAGCCGAGATGGGTTTTCCTTTGGGACGGTAGTTTGTCAGCATATAGTCGATATAGCCGTGGCAAAAAGTGAGGTCAATCTGATTTAATGTGAATCTTTCTCCTGCATACTCTTTCAAGATATCGGTAACAGATTTTATCTGGCCTATGTTTTTCTTACCACGTTTCTTCTGTTCCTCTTTATAGAGTTGCATCCAGTCCAGCAGATAAACCTTATCCTTGTGATTCATGATACCGGCTTCACCACTTGTCAACTCTATGATACGCTTCGATTTGATTGCATTTGCGGCAGCCATTGTCGTTTCGTTCTGTTGGCGGGCATTACGATCCGTTTCCGGAATAAGATACATTTTCAGATACTCGTATGTCCGCTTACCATTTCGGTATATATCCAGATACAAACTCTTGCTGCCATTGGCCAACTCCTTCGTCCGAAGACGAATCGGCTCCTTTACTTTTATTGGCTTTCTGGTCCTTGGCATATTTGTGTCCTTTTATTCGTTATTTCCTATCACAAAGGTACAAATAAAAAACGAAATCAAGAAACAAACAAGAAACAAAAATGCACCTAAAAAGAGCAAAGCAACAGAAAACGTAGAAAACAACTGAAAATAAAAACTCGTATATAAATTATTGATATATAGATGATTTATCTATATTTATTTGGAACTTGTTTTCATTTTATATATGTCTTTATGATTATTGGTAAGGAAAAATGACAATGGAAGAAAAGAAGGTAAAAGTGTCTATGGAATTAGACAAAGATGTGTTTCAAGCATTTTGCTTTATGATGGGAGAGAAATTGACCGATGAACTATGGAGTAAGCTAACAGCCGAAGAAATTGCTATCAACGTAGATGAAATGGGTGAAGAGGCACAACAAATTAAATTGGCTTTTTCTGCGTTTGCCATTGCAATGGTAGCGGATAAGAAGTAATAATATGGCTGTAAAATTCAGACATAAAGAAACCGGATTATTCTTTTGCCGGGCAAAAGGTTTATCTCCTTCGAGAAGAGATTATGATAAGCTGGGAGAAGAAGGAGTTTTCAGGAAAAGGCATTTGTCTAAGCGAGGAAGAATCTATGAAACCGCTACTGAAAATCAGAAACGGGATTGGATCGGCAAGAAACATGCTGATGAATTTGAAATTGTAACTGTATAACCAAACAACAAAATGGCAAAGAACACTAAGTATATGCTTTGTATCACAAGGCTATTTGAATCTACTTCCAACCGGAAGATTGAACTGTATGACGTGTTATGTAAGAAACATTGGTGGCAAAGATTCACTTCTATTCACCCTACGTTTCTATCTCTTAAAGATGCACATGGAGCTATTGTAGAGAACTCCAAAACTCCATCCATTACTGTAACTATAATGCTGAATGGAAAGCCACAATCTATCGGTACATATAAGAGGATTAACGATGGAGCTTACGAACGAGTAATGACGAAAAATTTATAAATCACAAACAATTTTAGGTATGAGTAAAAAGGCACCATTGCAATTTGGCAATTTTACTATTACAAGAGATAGTAGTAACGAACATGATTGGATTAGTATTAAGGCTATATCCGGCTTTTGGACAATGCGGTTCCGGGATGATAACGAGATGTTTGAGCGGATTCGTCTACTGGCAAACAACAAAGATTTCGGTGAGTATATGGACACATGGATTAAGGTAAACTTTCTTATGTCAAATTGTACTCCTGATGCTGAATTTATGAAAGACTTCTTCGAGGCTTATACCAAGATGAATGAAAGATTGATTTCTCGCCGGAAGCAAATCTCGGAAGAAGAAGACAAAGCCATTTTGGAGCAAGAGAAAGCTGCCTACGAACTTAAAGAGCAAGCAAAATGAAGGTTCCAATTAGTAATATGACTTTTGCCGAAAGCCAATTCAATGGTGAAGGTGGTTCATGGAAAGCCCAAACACTGTATGATTTTGCTAAAGCAAAAGAATATCCTATAATGGATATGCCTTTATGGTGTGTAGATTTGAGTACCGATGCCTTTGAATGTGGCAGTCTTAAAGATTTCATCTTCCAATGTAAAAGAGTAAATGATACCTCTCTTGATTATCCTATCATACTTGATGATAAAGGTCAAATAGCGGATGGTTATCATCGCTTATGCAAGGCGATATTGGAGGGACGGGAAACTATAAAGGCTATTCGGATGCTGGAAATGCCTGCACCTGATAAAGTTGATAATAATTAGTTTATTTATATCTTTGTTCCGGCAATCGGTCATTACTCCTATAAGTTCAGTGCATCGTTCCTGGCGAACCTCTGCTGGAAGCTGAATACCGATTGTCTTTATTGTATAAATAAAAGGCTGCCCCCACTTAACAGAGTTAGATGGGGGCTTAACTTTTTCAACGCTTGGTTGATAAGCAAACTTCTACATTGCAAATGTAGTCAATAGATTCATGGGTACTTATCTTTTCAGTCTTTTATTTGTAGGCTTCTTGGGATATTTTTGATTTATTCTCTTTTGTAAATCATCGTTTATACTTTCTTCCAAAAGGATTTTAGAATTGAGCACCCGGACTTCTCCGGTAAGTTCCATGATTGTTTTAGCCTGAAGAGCATTTTGTTTTGAAAGCTCGACGTTGGTAATTGCCAACTTGCTACATTCAGATGCAAGCTGATTCCATTTTTTTGTAGTGATAATTTTGATTCCAAACATAATATTGAGGTTTAAATATCTATTTCGTATATCGGTACTATATAACAGCAGCAATGCGCATGGTATGGCGGTACCGGGTCGCCGTTACTAAAGACATGGAAATAAGTAGTTTCATCATCACATTGCTGGCATGGATAACTACTGCCCCTAAATGACATGAAACCTATTGCTCCACTCTTTTGAGCTATCATGGCAAAGTAATCCATCCAGCCCTCGGCTATGGCGAAGTTGGTTAGATTATCAAGTGCAGTGAAAGAACTATTTGTACGTCCCACACCGTATGTTTCCGGGACTTTCAATCTTGATATTACCGGGAAGCCCTGTGATGTAGCCTGTCTTATGTGTCGATTGAATAAAGGACTCTTCCGACTTTCTTTAATGGAAGACAATAATTCACCTTCCGCAACATTGAGTAATACGCCGGATGCTATGGCTACTTCCAGTTCTTTTTTGAATTGGGTAGTATATGCGTTGATACGATCAACAAGAGTTTTTCCATGACTCTCTCGGTTGATAAAAGAAATGATATGTTCTTTTTCATCCGTATGGGTTGCCACGGCAAGCGTTTCTGTATAATCCTCAATAAGCTCCCGAAGGTTAGCTATAATAGTTTCCACTTCTTCTTGTAGCTCTTTGTTATAAGAGAAACTGAATTGATTTGTGGGAACGTTGTATTTGTAGGATACAGCGATTATCTCCTTTGCAGCTTGATACATAATGGCAAGTAGATTGTTCTCCATTGAAAGTTCTGCATTAAGCCTTTGCCGGAGATAGTCTTTCGCTTCTTCTATTTCCTTACTCGTTGGTTGTTTCATCTTTATTTTCTTCGCTTATCTTAGCTGTTTGCTGTTGTGATTTCAACTGATAAAGTAGGTCTGCCGACTGTTCTTCCTTCTTTTCCCGCATGATTCTATCCCATTCATTATTTCTGCCGTACCCGCTAAGTTCGGATGCGCTTTCTTTGGACAAGAAACCACCGCCAACCGCTTGTACAAGGTTGCTGATAAGTTCTGCGGCGTTCTGATGCACATACGGTTCTGCCCATGACAAAACTTTCATATTGGCAAATGGAGTACTCATTTTTCTCTCGATACCATAACCGTAAATGAATAGTCTCTTCATTGTATCAATGGAAGAATCAAACTCTTTGCAGTCTATCATAGCTTTCTCCAAAGATGGAGAATAAATCAGCTTGATTGCTACACCCGGTAAATCACCTGATTTTACTTCAGGGGGCATTACAGTGAAACTTCCCATGAATATCATCTTCAGGAGAGTATTGAACTGTAACTCGAATGATTGTGAAGATTCCGGTCTGTTCATAAATCCAGCATCATCTTCTTTGCCCATTGTTATAGCTTTTACCGCACCGTACATGTCACCTTTGATTTCAACATCTTCACCTTTAAGTAACATAATGGGAAAGGCATAAGCCATATTGTTTTGACAAAGGTGTGAAACTGCAAGCTCGAAATCATCTATATTGCTTTGTGAGAAAGACCAACACGCGCCATGCTTATCACGAAGATATACTACTGGACATTCTTCAAACTGATGAAGTTCTTTGCTATCCAATTCATACCCATCTATTCCAAATATCTCTTTAAGTTTGTTTACCGCTCCCTTAAATCCGGCTTTTGTCTGCCGATAGCGATAGAGGTATTTGTTATCCCATAATTCTACCCATGAAACAAGCTCCTTACCTTCAGAGTCGTAGTCACTGTATTGCCGGGCAAAATATTCCATCTTTCCGGTAATGGAGTTTGTATGTGGATATAATATATCTCCATCGAAGAATGAAAGAACTTTGGTTCCCACTTCTCCTTTATCCATATAGAATACAACCGCTCCATCTCCGGTGATCTTTACGCTCTTTGCAAATTCGTAGAACGTAATCTCCATGTTTTTATCCAGCCACCCTTTCTGAAATTCAAGGAAGGATTCTTTCAATTTATCATCAACTTGTGCGGCTGTAAGTTCATGGTGAATATCATTTCCGCAGAGGTGAACAAGTTGCTGAATGGTAATAATCATTTGGAAGGGGAAAGCGACACGCATAACCTTCTCTTCAAAGAAGCGTTTATTCCCATTTTCGTCTTCCTCGAATTTGATGCGATTAGGATAAAATGCCGGAGAATTTATCTTGTGACCGGATGGATAAAACTCTCTGATAAAATCCGCTTGGGATAAAATCTGATATTCTATCTTGTTGTTATAATACGAAGCGATTGATAAATCACTTGTAGTTTTGCCATTAAGATAGCCTGTTGGCGTTACTCTTGTAAACGGCTTTTTGGTAAGAACTTCATTTTTAATCATAACAATCCTATTCCTTTAAAGTGTTTGCGTTTCTTTTTTATCTCGAATATTTCTCTTGTCATCATGCTTTCCCAAAAGTCAGGAGAGTGACCGACTATTTTTTTCATTTCAGACTTGGCTATAAGTTTCCAATATTTGTCAGCCGCATTTTCATCTTGTCGCATTGCTTGTCTTTCATTGATAAGCACTTGTGAAAGAGGAACATCTTTGAATCCTTTGCCGGAGTATTTACGTTTCAGCAAGTCGGGTAATATACTAACTCCACCACGGGTGAATCTGTCAATAAATTTGTATGCAACTTCTGATTTCAGATAGTCAAACATTGTATGCGATCCATCTGACGGACATTCTATATTATTGAACTTCAATGCTTTAGGGAAGAAACCGACAAATATCTGTCCAAGACCATTAAGGTCGTAGGCGAAGTTCTCTTCCAAAACTTTATATTGTTCGAGCAGGAATTTTGCGGTTTCAATAGTCTTTTTACTATCTTTCTTGCAAACGTGAATACCTATAATGTTCCAGCCTTCCCATATCCAAAACACGCAGTTATCTCCACCCGTAAACGCCGGGTCACAAGTTATATACCGAGTTCCCGATTCTGTTTGAAGGGCATTTTCAAAGAAACTTCTCATGTGTTCGAGAGTAACAAGCCCGGTTCCGGCTGTACGGAATTTCCAGTTACCTTCAAGGTCACGGGCACGTTGTTCTTCGGACTGATTGGCAAGGTTGGCAAGATAGTTCGGGTCAGAACGGAGAAGCTGCATGTTTTCTTCCAGCTTACCTTCTATGAAGGTCACTGATTTAATGAATAGCTCTTGCGGACTGCCCAATGATTCGTATTCGGGTTTCCACAAACGATCAATGATGTGCTTACATTGTTCATATACTTCTTCGCGGGTATCTCCCCAATAGATTCCTTCAATACTATCTCCGTCCATGAAACAATAGCGTACAACTCCATCACGATCTAGGATGGGAAAGCCATCTGAATCTATCCACCAATTTATGAATGTAGCTACCCAACTGTCGGGGTCAGGGTTACATGTACCAAAGAAACGGTTGCGGATAAAATGGGCATTACGGTTACAGGTAATAAGGTATTTGAACTTCGGATAATCCATGTGCGTGATTTCATCCACTCCTATATAAGAGAACTGTCTTCCCTGAAAACGTTTCTTGAAATCCTCAATGCTATCAGAGTAGTAATTAAATTCCAGCCATCCTCCCCAGTTGAAGTTCCAAGTCATATCTCCTTTTGACTTGTTATACTTACCGAAATCATCGTAAATCTGATAGGAAGTAGTGATAAGGTCGGTAAGGTCATTAATCTCGTTACGGAAGATTATAGAGTTGAAGTATTTGCTTTGTATGTCATGTTGGGATTCAAGCAACAAGGAGAATGATTTGGCACCACCACGTTTTCCACCGTATATAACAATGTCTGCCATCGTAGAAAGGAATTTCTCTTGTCCTCCACGTTGGGCAATAATCTTTTGCGGGTTTGGCATTTTCTTATCTGCCTCCCTTAACGTTTCGATAAATTCATAAGTAAGAATCTTCTTTCCGTCCGTTGTCGTGACACCACTATATTCAGCTATTTCTTCCATAAATAAAAAGCCTACATGATAAATTTCTCTATCATGTAGGCTTTGAAAGCTCACTATTTGATTAATAATGAGGCAAAAGTATATATAAAAATATGAATTTTCTAATTTTAAGATGAAAATAATCTATTATTTGCATTGGAATATAGAAAATATATATTATGTTTGCAGCGAATAAGGATAACAGATGATTAAAATTGATACAAAAGAAGACCCTCGACAAGTGGTTGAACACCACAAGTTAGTGATTTGCCCGACATGCGGACAAAAGCTCACTGATGTTAAGTATGTTGATGGTATTGTTATGCTACGGATTAAATGCCGTAGATGCAGGAAATACATTAGTGTTGATTTGATAGGTAGTAAAGAAGATATTCAGGATACATTGCGGGATGGAGCAGTCAGGTAGCTCGTTGGGGTCATATCCCAAAGGTCGTTGGTTCAAATCCAACTCCCGCTACAATCAAACGGAGGTGCGGTTACTCTACCGCCGGGGATGAAAAGGAGACGTTTTCCCGTTCGGAAAAAACGGGGAATGGAAAGATGGCAGACGCGGTGTATGCGCCGGACTGAAAATCCGGTTAAGGTGATTCGATTTCATCTCTTTCCACCATTCAGTATTGTACAGGAGACGGGGGCGCATTGGGTCGATATATTGAATTTCAAATCCCTCTCATCGGCGTGACGGTGAATAGTTTAGTGGTCGAAAACACCAGTACAAACAATTACTTCGTAGTTGCAAATGCGAGTATGACTGATGAAAACCTATACGGTGTGGTTCAATTCCCACAGGTACGCCGCAATGGGGTATCGCAGGTCAGGTGAGTATAGGTATGTTGTCCGGTTAGCTCAATTGGTAGAGCAATACACTGTTAATGTAAAGGTCGGTAGTTCGATTCTATCACCGGGCGCAATGAAGCGGAGATAGTTCAGTTGGAAGAACGTCAGATTCCAAACCTGATTGTCGGGGGTTCGAGTCCTTCTCTTCGCGCATATTGAGATATGGTGTAATGGTAACACAACAGATTTTGGTTCTGTTATTCAAGGTTCGAGTCCTTGTGTCCCAACATTTGGAAGTATGGGTGAGTGAACGATACCACCTCTTTGCTAAAGAGGCAAGCTGAAAGGCTTCGGAGGTTTGAATCCTTCTGCTTCCGCAATTAAAGATATAAGACCAAAGAGTCAGATTGATGCAAAAAGCATTGTCTGACTCTTTTTTTATGCAACATAAACACAAAGTAAAACATGGACAAAGAGACCCTTTTATCCAATTTCACAAAGAGTATCGGAGAACCCGATGCCACTACTGGGATGTACGGAGACACCGGAATTTCCCGTAGAACTATGGATGTCTATATTGACAATCTTTTACCTCGTATTACTGACGACAATACGGTCAATGATGCTTTTATTGAAGCACACGTCAACTTCATTAAAGCTATGGGAGGTCAATTGAGACATGAACAAAGTGAGTTTGTAAAAAACTACAAACCAAATCAGCAACAAGCTAATGATACTCCGCAGGAAGGTAAAGACAATGAAGTTCTTGAATTGCTGAAAAGCATTAAGAATGAGAACAAAGAATTGCGCGAACGTCTTGACAGACAAGACCAAGCAAAGAGCCAAAGTGAATTGCGTGAGAAAGTCATTGCCGGGATGAAAGCCAAAGGTGTAAATGACGAGTATGTATTGACTACTACTTTGACTAAACACGGAGAACTTGATTCCAAGAAATCAGTAGATGAACTTGTGGATTCTCTTCTTCCAGTTTATGACAAAGAGTTTAGTGCTTGTCGTGGAAATGGGGCTGTTCCGAGAACCGGACAACAACAGCAACAAAACACAAAGAATGAAACACTGAAGAAGTTTAAAGAACGGCACCAAAAAGCAGGTGATTTGCCTGTTGCAAATTAAAATAATTAACTGATTACAAACACATTAAAACACAGAACTATGATTGGTAATACTTTTGGTAGTAAGACAAGAAAGTTTGGTGGTGCATTTCCCGTATGGAAAGATGTATTTAGCAAGGTAGACGGTGGCGGCGTATTTGAGAAGACGCCGGACGTGGGAGATGTTATTCCCGCAGGAACACCCGTATATCTTGATAAAACCGGAGGTACTTCTAAATGCTTAGAATTTTATGAGGCATTGGAAGGTAGCACTGGCACCACATTGAAAGTGACTGTTGGTATGGGGCTTCCGACTCCAACCGTGGGTCAATTCTTAATGAAAGTACCCGATTCTCTTAACGGTACGGGAACGGGCGTGAAGGTGACGAAAGTAGTCATTGATGGAAACGAAGCTACTGTTACCTTGAGTGCTGACCCTGATACTCTTGCAGAAGGTGATATTCTGACCGTAGCTGCCGCATCTGGTGCAACACAGAAAATGGCTATCACGCACATGTCAGGTCTGACAAAGAATGATGCTTACATCGAAGAAGGCACGCAAGCAGCCACTTGTACGGTCGTATGGAGTGGAAAGGTTTATGCAGACCGTATTCAACCTATCCCGGATATTTTCAAAGCATTGGTTCCTAACATTTTATTTCAGAAGGAGGCGTAAGTTATGGAAGTTAGAGATAGAGAATTTTATGATTTGATTGCCCGTGGGCTTGAAAACAATGGTATTTCTTTTCAGGATTACATTGACGAAATGTTTGCTGAAAAGTATAATAAGCCCGAAACTCCCGGATTTGATTGGGAACCGGATATGCAGGATGATTTTGAGTTTAAGCAAATCTCCGCAACTGCTCGTGTATATACGATGGCAACGTATGTTGATTTCGACTCTCCCGGTCCGGTTAAGCACACAGAAGGCTTCGAGCTTGGTAGTGACAAGATGCCTCGTATGAAGCATGAGTTCAATATTGACGAAGCTAAAATCCGCTTGCACATGCAAGCATTGCAACAGTTCGGGGTGTTCTCTGAACGTATGGCACAAAGTGTTGAAAACTTGCTGTTTGAAAGCACTGATATGTTGCTCGGTGGTAACTACAACTCTTTGAAGTTCCAACGCCATCAAGCCGTATCTAAAGGTCAGTTTGATATTATCGCGGAAAACAACCCGCAAGGTATTACAGGTGTCAGCATTGATTTCCATGTACCCGGCAAGAACCGTTGGGAAATTGCTTGGTGGAAGAAAGATGGTACTCTGAATGCGGATATCACACCATTGGAAGACCTGAAAAACAAGGTTACTTATATTCGTCAGACTTGCTATGCTCCGGTAGACCATATCGAAGTAAACAAGATTACATGGGACAAGTTCATTATGATTCCGGCTGTAAGACAGGCTCTCGGATACATCAAGAATCCGTTGGTTACTACTGCTGATGCTGCCGTACAAATTGGCGTGAGCTTGCTGGATGATGAAATGAAGGTCTTGGTAGAGAAGTATGTTGGTGCTCCTATTACCATTATTGATAGTGTTTCCGTTGTAGAGAAGTTCGACAAGAAAACTCGCACGGTTTCTACTCCGACATTGCAGAGTTTCGATGAAAATGTATTTGTTTTCGTTCCTTCTTCTCGTATCGGTACGATCAAGGCGGTAACTCCAATCGTAATCAATGATCCGGCGGCTCGTATTGCTTTCTATGATGAAGGACGTACCGTAATCACACAGACTTTTGATGCCTATAACAAGGTACAGAAGATTTCGAGTGAGCTTACAGCATTGTGCGTGCCGAATGTGGTGAGACAAATGTATTACCTGACTGTAAAGGCAAGTAAATAATGGCAGATACGGTTTCTCATATTGATATGCCGATTGAAGAATATTTAAGAGGTGTTGTTGGCTATCAAATAGCTGACAATGCCCTTAATTCCATTCTCTTCAAACGGAAAATTGCAGCCGAAGCAATGGCAAGTTCGCTGACAGAAAAGCAACTTGACCTTTGTACTGCTGACCTTTATTTATGGTGTGCAGCTACTCCCAGTACACAAAATAATACGGAGGACAGCGATGGCGGATGGAAGCACGTTGAAGGTGGCTGGCAGACTTCAGCTTTTGATAAGAGGGAGTTGCGGGCTATGGCAAAAGAGCTATATGAGAAATGGGGAGAGAACATGCCGGGTAAAAGTAAAATGAAAATAGTACACTTTGGTATAAGATGAAACCAAATAATCCACGATTCCCACACAAATGTACCATTTACCGGATGGAAGGTGAAACTTCGTTTTCGGAAGGTAAAAGAGATATTCTCTATGAAGGAGAGTGCCGGAAGTATGGTAATACTTCACTCCGCACATTTAAAACAGAAAATGTGGTAAAGGCTGACTATGCGTTAAGTATTCCGGGGGTAATAGAAGGTATCAAAACGGGATATTTAATAGATGTGACAGACCGCGTAGAAACTTTTACCGAATGTATGGTTGCAGACTGTTACCCCGGAAATTTGGGAACAACCGTCTATTTCAATCTTGCAAAAAACTGATTATGGATAATTCAAAGGCATTTGATGCAGGTATAAAAAAAGCAAGGCAGATTGTCAGCGGTTATGTATTTGACTGCTTGACAAAAGCCTGTGAAGAGCTTGCTGATGATGCTGTCAAGAATTATCGTTCTCCGATAGGGGCGTTTACCGGAAATACGATAACAAGCTATGCTTGCGGACTGTATATGGATGGAATTTTAAGCTATTATTACAGTAATGGTGATAAGATGAAATCTCCCGTCCGGGCGAAGTTGGCTAAAGGTGAAACTGCTTTTTTAAACCCCGATTATGAAGGACGAAGCAGAAAGTTTACTGGTAAGACAGATACGGACAAAGGTTTTGGAGAAGGTTTCTCTTTCAAGTTTCTTTCCCAGTATAAGTCAAGGGTAAAAAAGGGATTCGAGATAGTGGTGTGCAGTGGTACTGAATACTCCAGTTATATAGAAAATGTATGGCATGGAAATGTTTTGACTGACACATTTGAACGGGCACCTAAGATTCTGGCGAAAAATTTTAAACCGATGAAATTATGAGCATAAGGTTTGACAGAATGGGGATTTTGAAGAAGTTGGTTGATTCAATGGCTGATGTAAGCAATAATATATTTGTTACAGACCGCCCAAGTGCCACAACAGAACAGATGAACAACTTTGTGGTTGTGGCTTTGACGGGTGCAATGAATGATAGAAATGCTTATGGTGATTCTCATATCAGAATAGATGTCTTTGCCAAAGACAGGACTGGCGGGATTGAAGCAACGGATAAGTTGGAAGAAATGCAGCTAAAGATTTTTGAGAAATTTCCAATGGTGAATGATAAGTTTACTACTTACAAACCGCGATTGATTGCAGGAGGTGATGATGGACTCGGATTTCATTATCTGATGATTACAGCAAAAATAGTATTTACATAATAACATATAACACTTTAATAACACACAATTATGGCGAAATTAAACATTACAACAGGACTTGCGGACTTGCAAAAACTGTTTAACAAGATGAAGGAGGTTTATTTTGTGGCAACACCAAACTCTGATTTGGCTACGCTGGATGCATTTGACATGGAACTTCCGGTTATTGATGATGGCATTAGCTTTAATACCGGAGAACCCGATGTAACAACAGTAAAACTGACAACCGGAGAGAACTGGACTTCTTATGGTAAAGCTGGCGACCCTGACATTTCAATTCAGGTTGCTTCCATTGCCGGAGTGGTGAATGATTTGCTTATGAACAAGCAGGGAGCAAAGAAAACTATGGCAAATGGTTTTGGAGAAACTGGTGCTGAAACTTATGAAGGACAAGGTTATGACCTGAATCCGAAGAAGACAACCGGAGCTTTGTTTTTCCGTTCGGAAGACATGCAGAGTGCTATTTGGCTACCCAATGTGGAAATGTATTCAAACCTTGTTATTGAAACGGATAAACCTGCATATTTTAATATCAAGATTACACCGCTTGCAGGAAAAGATGGCGCAGCTATTGTCCCATTGACAAGAGTTGCTTCGGGGGGATAAACTCGCAAAACTCAATATCATTTGTTTGGGGCGGTGAGCTTAGTGATTAAGCCGCCGCCTCTTTTTGTTTAACAATTAACACAAAAAAACATGGAAATAAAAAAAATAGAACAACCATCTACTGACAGTGAACGACTACTGGACGACATCTTGGGTGACAGTGTAGAAATGGTATCATTGAGAAGTAAGAAGAAACAATATCCTGTTAGATGGATGAAGCCGGGGACTATGCGCAAACTGACTCATATCATACTGAAAAAAGGTAATGATAGCAAATTGAGTTGCATGAGTGCTTCACTTATCATCCTGAATAACTTTTGGAAAATCAAATGCTTCTATCCGCTTCATTGGCGTTGGTTCTATTACATAAAGCAGTACACGGATGATGAATTGTTTCCCATTATTGCTGCTGGTAAAAAAAAAGTTCCTCTGCAAACATACTTAATGAATATCACATTGCTGACCGAAATGAAGGATACGATAATGATAATGAAGAAGGAGGAAGCGATTACTTCCCTTCAAGGACGCTCTACGGAGCCGGATGGGAAAGTGCAAAAGACCACAGTTGGATGATGCGACCACTCCTTTTGTTGGGTGGGCTGATATGCGTTCCGATGTATGGCTATAACTGGGTTATGACATTGGCACAACTGGAATTGATTGGCAATGACAAGCCTTTGTCCCTTCTGAAAAGGAACAATAAAAAAGATGGTAAACCTAAAGCTCCATCAGCAGAAAAAATACAGGAGGCATTAGATAGATATACAGAAAAAGCAAACATGCATTTGGCGTTTAATCCGAATGAATACATAAACACGAAATAAGATATGGCAGACCTTGGTAATTTACAATTTTCAATTCTCTACAAAGACGACCCGAAGCAACTTGACAAGATAAAGGAAAGAGCTTTGAAGAAGTTACAGGATATGAATCTTGTAACTAAAGTCAGCGGTTCGATTAATAAGACTGATTTAGTTAAAAGCGTAAGGGAGGCTCTCGGAAGCGAGCAATTTAAAATTGGTGTAGTGGTTGATAAGGCGAGCACTGCAAAAGCGGTACGTGATGCTTTGGAGAAAGCCGGATTGAATACCAACTATTCGGCAAGTGACTTGCGGGCACAGCGAGCTTTGGAGATAAGACAACGTATGGCGGATAAGGCTATCATTGATGCAGAACGGTATAAAAAAGCAGCAGCGGATGCAAAATCAGCTTTAGAGAAGTTGTCTCAGGTTCAACAGAGAAATGCAAATGCCGCAAATAATCATGCACGGGCATCGCTTAATCTTGGTAACGGAATGAATGCTAATATCCGAATAGCTGGTGAATTAAAGAATCAGATGCTTGGTATATATTCTATTTATACAATAGAACGCTTTATTAGCAGCTTGGTACGAGTTCGTGGTGAATTTGATATGCAACTTATATCCTTGAAAGCTATTTTGCAATCAGGAGAAAAAGCTACAGAGTTATTTAATCAAATAAAATCGCTATCAGTTATTTCCCCCTTCCAGTTTAAGGATTTGATTGGTTTTGCAAAACAACTATCCGCTTATCAAATACCGAATAGTGAATTATTTAATACCACCAAACGTCTCGCTGATTTAAGTGCTGGCTTGGGGGTGGACATGAATCGTATAATTTTGGCATACGGTCAGGTAAGAAGTGCCGCTTTTCTTCGCGGTCAGGAACTTCGCCAATTTACAGAAGCCGGTATTCCGATGGTTGGAGCATTGGCTGATAAGTTTAGTAAATTGGAGAACCGTGTGGTATCTACCGGAGAAGTATTTGATAAGATTAGCAAACGCCAAGTTCCGTTTGAAATGGTTAAGGAAGTAATGGAAGACCTTACGGATGAGGGGGGACGCTTCTATATGATGCAAGAAAAGCAATCAGAGAGTCTGCAAGGTAAAATTTCTAATCTACGTGATGCCTATGATATTATGCTAAATTCAATTGGTGAGGCTAATGATGGTATCTTAAAAGGCAGTGTAGATGCTTTGACTTCTTTAATGGAAAATTCGGACAAACTTATATCCATAATCGGTTCACTTGTTGTGACATACGGTGCATATCGAGCAATGGTTATACTTAATAGCATTGCTTTGGGGAAAGAAACGCAGTCTGTTATAAGTGAAACTTTGGCGAATAAGGCAAAACGCGCGGATATGCTTACCATGGCAAGCATGTATCGGACTTTAACCAAAGAAGAGCAAATAGCAATAAGCACACGTAAACAAATGACAACGGCAGATTGGAGGGCTGTTGCAAGTAGTGGTGCTCTGTCTAAAGAACACGCCTTACGTTTGGTCAGACTTGGCAAACTTACCGAGTTACAAGCGATGGAACTTACAAGTATATATGCAACTACAAATGCAGAAAGAGCTTTATATCAAAGTCAAGTTAAAAAAGCTCTTTCGATGCAGACAAACATACAGCTTGGGAAAAGAATGACGCAAGTTTTTGGAGCATTTGGGATTACATCAAAAGAATTGACTAAGACCGTTAATAGCTTAAAATTAGGTTTATGGGGAATGGCAAATGGCATTGGTAACGCATTTGTATCTTTGGTGTCACCCGCTAATATTGCCATGCTTGCGATTGGTGCTTTGATATATACTATTACAAACTATCAAAAAGAGCAACAAGAGTTAAGCAATAGGATTAAACAGACTGGGGATGCCATTAAAGATTCGTATGATGAACTTAATAAATTTTTAACTGATAATCCATTAAGCATTGCTTTTAATAATGGGAACGAAGGAATAAAAGCATTTATTGACAAGCTGAAAGAACAAGTGAAAGAAAATTCACCTATTGCTATTGAGATAATTGCAAAAGCGGATGGTATTGAAGATAATGTAGAACGATTGGATTTTCTTCGTAAAGCATTGGAAGATACGGCACAAGCGTATTTGGTAGCAAGTGATGCCAAAGATATTTTTGAGAATGCTAATGTTGCTACAGATGATTGGGGAATTGATGATAAATTAGATGAAAATTTGAATAATTATGCGGATGCTCTTCGCAAATTTAATTACGAATTGAGTTCTACTAAACGGGCTGATTTATTATCAAAACTTCCTGTCTTTGGGGAAAATACAAATGAAATAAGAAAGAACATAGAGACAATGCGTGATGCAGGTAAAAGTCTTCCTGAAATTTATGATTATTACTATAATATATTTGCGAAAAATGCTAAATGGAATGATGGTCCCATTACACATTCAATGGGGATAATAAATGGGTTAAAAAAAATATTGGAAGATACCAAGAAAGAAGTAGAGCATGATTTTGATACGTTTTACAAAGATTTGGAAACTCAAATTGAGAATAAAGGTATTGATGTAAATTCTATTTTGGGAAAGACTTTTGTTGAACGCTTGAAAAAAGAATATTTCACTCAAAATAATGTGCAGCTATTGGGGCAGGAACTGTTTAATTTCAAACTTGACAGTAAACTATATAATCAGAGTGCGGCTGTTCTGAATGAAATAGTACGTTTAATGAAATTAAAGGGGAAAGAAGCAGTACGAGAGTTTTCGGATTCAGGAGTTTGGGGTGAAGGTATGAATAAAGCATTAAATTCAGCTATCACTGAAGTCAAAATGAAATTCCCTGAATTTAAAGATACCATTAATAAAACAATAAATAATCAAGAGTTTAAAATAAGTATAAAAACTGTTCTTCAAGTTCCTGATGAAACCGAAATTCAAAAATGGGCTAAGTCGGTTTATTTGTCTCAACGTGGACTCATTGAAGGGATAAGTGACCCGAAATTAATAAATGATGCTATAAAGAACTTCAATATATCCGGTTTGAAACCGGGTAATGATACCAAGTCAGTTTTTGATATAATTGATAATCTTAAAAAAGAAGCGGATGATTACAATGATAAAATAGATGAACTGACTAAAGTTTATGATTCCCAAAAGAGCGAAACTGTAAAGACAGAACTTGACGGATATATTAAACAAAGGGATGCTATTATTAATCAACTTGCCGGATATGGATATGACTATGTACGAAAAGGCAAAAATGAAGAAAAAGACCCTGTACTTGAATTATTGAAAGAACGCTTTAAGCAAGTCAAAGATTTTATGTCTATGTACGAGAAGCTAAGTGATACTTATGGAAAGGCTGATGCTCTTCGCATGACAAAAGATAGTGGGCTTTTTGCATCTGATTTATTTAAAAACTCTACCACTGAAAGTATTACGGAGAATGTACAGAAAGAGATTGAGAAGATTATAAAAAGGTCAAGTAGTAAAACCAAAGATAGACGCTCTCTGACTGAAAGTGCATTATCATACAATATTGACTTGGGTGTAAAAGTTGATAAGGAGAATTTGCAGAAAGCTGTTACAGAAATTGGAAAGTACATATCTGACACAACAAAGAAATGGGATATATACAAGAATGCGCTCAACAGTACGAATAATGAAAAACTTGCCATGCAACTGGCTTTTGGCGGTAATGTAAGCTTCGGCAATGTGACAGACGAACTACAAGCCAAAATTCAGGAAATGATGCAGGGTGACAAACGAGTAAATATTGATTTTGCCACTCTTGTAGGAATGAATATCAAGGATATAGAGCAAAGTTTCGGGAAACCTCTTGCAAATCTTGTGAAAAGCTGGCAGGAAGAAACCGGTAAGTTGAAAGAGGAAACTGTAAAGAACTTCCTTGATATATTGAAACGTTCTGCTGACTTCGGAGAACAAATAGCTGCCATTGATGCGAAATTACAGAAGGATATTGCAGACTTGGAGAATAATAGTCAGAATTTAAGCAATGAAGATGTTGAAAGAAGGCGTAAGTTCCTGACGGATGAAGCTAATAAGGAAAAATCATCTGTAAGGTTTGAAGAATTTAAGCAAACTTCTGATTGGGTTAAAGTCTTTGATGATTTAGATAGAGTTTCTACAAGTACACTCAATGAAATGATTGAAAAAATCAGTGAGTTTGCGCAACAAGCCGGATTGAGCGAGAAAGTGACTAAGCAGCTTGTAGAGGCTATGAGAAAGTTACGGGAAGAAAGCATTGATAGAAATCCATTTCAAGGTTTGTTAAATGCCATCAACAATCATTCCAAATGGAACTTTGCAAAAGACAGACTTGGCAATAATGATTCTTTCACCTTTAAACGAGATGAAGGAGGCTTCAAAAAGGGACAAACTATTACCAAGAAGGACGTGGATAATGGTTTAGCTGAATCCAACGATGATATGGAGAAATCCGCTTTGGATATTGCAAACAAGTTTAAAGCCGTTGCCGATGCTGCTGATATGTTGGGGGGAATGTTCGAGAATTTGGGCGTAAATATGGATGGTTTCTTAGGGGGTATAACCGATATTCTTGGTGGTGCTGCCAGTGGGGCACAAGCTGGTGCTGGTATTGCAAGTGCACTGGGAGCAGCTGGTCCTTGGGGTGCTGCTGCTGGTGCTGCCGTAGGTATGCTTTCAGCCGTTTTTGCTTTGCATGATAAAAAGCAAGAAAAGATTATTAATGAGAGTAAACAACGTGTAAAAGAGTTGGAGAATCTTTATGATTTGATTGATAAGAAGTTAGAGTACTCATTAGGGAGTGGAGCCAGCGTAAAATTGCTTGATGCCGAGAATGACAAAATTCAACTGGATAAAGTTAATGCAAGAATAGACTCTATTCGTCGCAAAGATAAAATAAGCATCTTTGATATTATGGCTTTATCGAAATATTCAAAAGAATCGGAGAAACTGCAAAAACGTGTCAAAGCATACAATGAAGGAGGTGCTTATGGTTATCAGCGTGCTTTGATGCAAGAGCAGATGTCAGAGCTTGAAAAACAGAGGCAGGCAGAGATTGATAAGAAAAAAACGGATGATGGCAAAGTTGCTGATTATGAAAATCAGATTGCGGAACTAAAGCAGCAGATAAAGGATTTTGCCGAGGATGCTGCGGATTCTCTATACGGAATTAATCTGAAAGATTGGGCTTCACAGCTGGGGGATGCCTTGTACGAAGCATGGCAAAAAGGGGAAGATGGTGCCGAAGCCTTCAAGAAGAAAGCAGCCGAAATTATGGGAGATGTAATGAACTCCGTATTGAAACTTGCAATACTTGAACCAGCTATGAAGAATCTCCAAACCATGCTTTTCGGGGAAGACGGTCAAAGCGGTATGTTTGGTAAAGATTTCAAATTAGATAATAGCGAACTCGAAAACATTGCTGATTATTTGATGGGTGTTAGCAGTAAGACTGATGATTATTACGATGCACTGGATAAGCTGAACGAGTATATGGAAAAGAAATATGGAGTCAGCATGAAAGAAGAAGCTGAAAGTTCCGGTTTGAGTAAAGGAATTGAAGGGGTAACTGAAGACACCGCAAATTTGCTCGCCTCATATTTGAATTCAGTTCGTTCTGATGTTGCGATGAAATTACAACTTGTGAGACAGATTGTAGATGAACATTTTCCTCGAATGAATTTGTTGGCAGAAGCTCAACTTACAGAACTCAAAGCTATTTCTCGAAATACAGCAAGTAACGTAGTGTTGGTTACTGAAATTAGAGATATGCTCGGTGCGGCAAGACTTAGTAAAGACCGTGGTTTCTACTTAAAATGATGATTGCTTCACAATAACCTACTTTAACACTGTTTTTACAGACTATACGAATGTACTATGGCGTATAGGCTATTTAATATTTGTTTTTACTAAAATTATAGTGGTAAATTATTCGTACTTGCACAGTCAAAAAACGCCTTGTATATTTGCACTGTATCAAGTAGGACTGATGCCCAAACATACTGATTATCATTGCCTGATATAGGCTTTATAATATTAAAGAGCCGTGCCAAAAGTCCTACTTGGTGCGGTTCTTTTTTGCGGTTCTATCAGTGCCAACCGTGCGGACTTATCACCCGTGAGATAAAATGGCTCTTCAGTCGATTAAGACGCTTGTTTAACCCTGCTCCGTTCCACGCACTAACGACAGGTGACTCACAAAGGATTACCACTTTTGACAAGCGAACGAAATTATCATTCAAGCAAAGAAGCTTGGGTAGTGAGGCGGAAGTGCTTAATTCGGCTTGATTTTCTTGATTTTTCAGATAAACGAATTAAATAAATAGTTTATTGATAAAATGCATAAATGTTATGTAATGATTAATCAAGAAGATAACTCTCTTACCTCTGTTGATATATAGGTAGTGAGAGATAAGGTGCGATATATAATTAAGTAAGCTATATGGATAAATTAAACAATGAATTAAAAAAACAAGCTATCGCCTACGGCTTATGCGAGCAATGGACGAACGATTGGAGTGAGAGCCACAACAAACAAGAATTGATTGATATGTGGCTCCGGGGGATTGACTTTGCAGTTGAAAACGATTATCCCACTAATGAATTTATCAAAGAGCATTTTGAACCGGAACTTCTGAAAGAGAACCATATCTTTGTTGATAGTCCTTTTAATGGTGTCAATCTCGACAAAAAGGTGGTAGTATGTGGCAAAAGTGATGGTGTGTTGGAGTTTGACAAGTTCTCGACATGTGATATTTATATACGCCATGAATGTCATGCGCATATACGCGCTTCGGGATGCTCGAAAATTTTCATCAATTTGTATGACGGTGCAAATATAACTATCAAGCAAATGGAAGCTGCAAAGGTGTATGTTTATCTTCATGGTTCTAATTGCCATGTGAAGTATGAGGGAGAAGTCTTTGTAAGAAATAGTAGATAATCAATTTTAAAAAAAGCGATATATGAAAACAAATCAAATAATGACACGTCCTATGGGCGAATTTAAAGTAACCCAACGAACAAAAGACGGATTCTTTAATGCTACGGAGCTTTTGAAGCAATGGAACGAAAACTCTGGGATGAAAAAGGAAGTAACAAAATTTTTTGAAGTCCAATCTACTGGGGAACTTGTAAAAGTGATAATGGAGCGAGAAAATCTAAATACGCAAGATTCTACGTATTTAAAAATGAGGGGTAAAAATGGTGGTACATGGATGCACCCAATTCTCTTTATAGACTTCGCCATGTGGATAAATCCATCATTCAAGTATGATGTGATTAAATTTGTTTATGATGAGATGATAAAGTTTCGCAATCTATCCGGTGATGCTTATCCCACAATGTGTAAGGCAGTCAAAACGATTCTCCCCGAAGGTATGTTCCGTGAAAAGATAAAAGACCTTGCCCGTTCGCTGAATATTATCGTTTTTGGAAAACATGAATCAGAAATGAGGAATAAAATAGCTGACGAAGCCAAATTAAAAGAATTGTACGATCTTGAAATGAATATAGCCCAATGGATAAATATCGGCATTGTTAGCAACTATCTACAACTTAAAAAGGCTCTTACTACCTTGTATTATCAGAGATATCCAAATGTACTGCCGCTTTGATATGGTACTGGGATAAGAGAAAGCCGGGGTAGTTCCCGGCTTATGTAAGCAAGCTAAAAATTATCAAGCATAGGGTCTTTTACGGATTTGAGTTTTTCTAATATTTCTTTTTTATATTCTCCTAATATGTTTCCAATTACATCTGTATCATATTCTTTATAAATACTATCGTTAAATTTGCTATTTGTAGGAGCTGGAATTTCAAAAGCAATTTTAATTATTCCTTTTTGAAATATTTTATCAATATCTTTTTGGGAAATGTCGGCAAATACCGATATTTTATAGTCATAATTTATTCCTTTCCTCCCAATCCTATCAATATAATCATCATTTGACTTCAATGTTACAATTTCATTGTTTGATAATTTTAACAAAATTCGCTTATTTTTCATCATAATCAAATCATATTTTCCTTCTATATAAAAAACAACAGACCAAAAATATTTTTTATTTTCTTTTTTGTAATTCAATACCGTAAGTGATAATCCAGGAGAAAAAGAGTAGTAACAATTATCGTCTTTCATATACTGCATATTTTTTAAAGGCTCAAATTTACAAAGCACCCTATCCATTCCTACTATTTCATCACTGACATTATGCTCTTGCGACATCGTTAGCTGAGAGGTTATTATAAAAAGAAAGAATAAAATTTTCTTCATAATTTATAGTTTAACAATTTGAAAATAAATCAATAGCAAATATATGAACCACCATAAATAAATTATCATTGCGTACCTAAGATTGATATAATATGCCACACAACCGACTGGAAGTGTAACAACAAACACCCAAAAAAGGAATGATGATATTTTACGCTGGAATGAGGGCATCTTATCTAAGTTCATGTTTAATTCCAAAGAAAAGTGCTAATGCACCACCCACTATCCATACAATAGCATAAATCCATCCACCACATACGCAAAAGCATATTAGAAGAATAAATAATATCCAAAGAATAACTCCTATCATGTTCGTATCATTTGTTATCTAAATGCAAAAATATTAATTATACAGTCAAGAATACAAGTTTCTCGATATGTTTGATTGCATGATTTCGTTGTTTAGAATATTTCTAAATAAATGGGCGTAAATATGTTGTGCAACTTAATTTGTTTTCATTCTTTCTCACTCTTGTCCATAATGTGCTAAAAACCAACATAATGCCATTTGTGAGTGATATTATATTGCCTTAGCTTTGCATCAGAAAACAACGTTGAATCTCATGTTTCGTGGTGGTTACATGGAGATAGATAACAATATATTTATGGGCATTTGGGCTTTGTCGTAAACCACCACAATATACGGCATTCCCATTTGCCCTTTCTCATTTTAATAATTATGATTATGAATACGAATTTAGTTTTGTCCAAAGATAGTAGCGAGAGTGAAATCAAAGCATATTTCAATGCAGTTCTTGAACTGTCAAAGTCGGAAAATGAATTTCCAATCAATCTTGATGATGTATGGGCGATAGCCTATACAGAAAAAAGAAGTTGTGTACGTGAATTAAAGAATAATTTCATTGAAAGTGTTGATTATCAAGTTTTACGCAAAAGTGTGCAAAACTCAAAAGGCGGTCGTCCCACTGAAGATTACTATATTTCAGTTTCATGCCTTGAATATTTAATCGCTCGTAAAGTACGCATGGTATTTGAGGTGTATAGACAGGTATTTCATAAAGTAGCCAATGGAGAAGTGAATGGTCTTGGATTGAGTAAAGATGATATAGCTTCATTGAAGATGCTTGCTGGAATGGTACGAATGATGAATATGCAGACTTTCGTAGCTCCTTCAAATCCTGAAACTGTTTCGCCGGAATACGTATCATATAAAAGAATGAACAGTAATCGTAATGCGGAGTTGGATGCAAGCGTTGAACACCTTATCGGAAATGAAGACTTGCAGCGTACTTATTATACTGTTTGTGCTTTTGCCCGGCACAACTTTATAGAGCTTGATAAGTATGAAGCTGCCCGTCTCGGTAATCTTTCCGCTAATCTTTGTCGTAGAAATGGATTTGCTATTGGAAAATGTGCAGATATTCGTTTTGATACTATAAATGTCTATCCCCGTGAGATATTGACTGCTGTTTTCCGGCAACGCTATCCTGAACGCCACATAAATTCATAACAAAAAATAGAAAATACAACCATTAGTTCTTTGAAATAATAGAAAATATATATAGTTTTGTAGCGTAATAAAAAGAATAAAAGCCAAAAGAGCTTGTTATTGGAGTTTAATAGCCCCAATAGCAAGCTCTTTTTTTATTGTCATACAAAACGAGGTAATGGTAGAGGCATATAGCATATTGTTTCAGAAGACTTCAGACGGTGCGAAGGTGAAAGACCTTCTTACTGAATGGAAGATGGTGTGTACCGATTTTCCATTTGAATTGTATCCTGAAACGAAGGATTTGCCTAAACGTGATTGGGCTGACGAAGACGGAGAGGACACTTTTATTCCTGACGTATTACCGCTAAAGGCTTATGATCTTGAAGCTGGGATATGTTATACAGGTGAAATGGCAACCGCCTATGATAATGTTGTTTCATTTTTAGGCTACCTGATTGGAGAAGATGGCAATGGTGCCACTTTGAAGGTGTATAATCCACATACCAATATCGGAAGACGGAATTTATACTTTCTTGGAGCAAGTGACTATGACTTCCATTCAACTAAAGATGGTGATTCAGTCACATTTAAAGTGAAGTTCCGGGTAACTGATCCAAAGACGGAAATTGTGCCTTCGTACAGTATTGATATGACTACGATTTTAGCATTAGTAGCAAAGAAGGGATAGTATGTGGAAGGTATATGACAAAACAGGAACGAAGGTACGCTGTGAGGTACGAAAAGTACAATACAGTGGAACTTTCATGGGCGAATGTTTCGTAAATACTACCATAAACTCTGAACTACCGATTGATTTTGAAATCGGAGATTACTTCATTTACCGTAATGAACAGTTCACGATTAACTATGATCCAAGTGTTTTAAAGAAAGCCGGAGCAAGAAAAAATGGAGAGGCTTATGTTTACGATGGTGTGAAGTTCAATAGTTATTCGGATGAACTGACTCGATGTGATTTTCTTGACTATGTTCTTGCTGACAACTTCGTTCATTTTTCTTCTCTTCCTACTTTTAGCTTCTTTGCATCAAGCATACAGGATTTGGCTGACCGCATACAAGCTAACCTCGACCGTGTTTATACTGGCGACCAAAAATGGGCTGTTGAAGTTCACCCGGAATATGTCAATACAACCAATGTGAACATTGACGCAAGTAAGCTAAAGGTGTGGGCTGCGCTGGATTTCATTAAATCGAAATTCGATGCAAATTTCATTATTCGCGGACGCAAGATAATTATTGGTACTGCGGGAGTAGCTATCGACAATGTTTTCCAATATGGGAAGGGAAAGGGATTATTTGAAATTCAGCGCGTGGCTGAAAGTAACCAGCAAATAATTACCCGTCTTCGTGTGTATGGTAGTACAAGAAATCTTCCGGTTAGATATTACAATAAGTTGTCGGACGCATCCCTTACCAATTATCTGCCTAATAACATGGCAGTACAAAATCTGATGTTGCCGGATTTTCCCAAGAGGACGTTGGATGCTTATATTGATAGCCCCAATATATCGGTGCTTGGAGTACGTGAGGATAGCGTGTATTTTGATGGAAGTGACGAATCATTGCCAGAGATTTACCCGTCAATGGAAGGCATGACTGCGGAGCAACTTATTGCTGCCGGAATATCATGCAGTATTGATACCGGGGACAACGGAAACTTGGACGAGATTGTGACGGATGCTACCGAAAAAGATGGTAAAGCAATCAGTGATGATGGTATGTGGGACAAGTTGAAAGAGGGTGAGAATATTCCATCATTTCTTTTGACTATTAAAGATGTTGGTTTTGATATAAATGACTATCTGACCGGAGAAACAGCCACCATTAGCATGGAAGATGGTATGTGTGGTGGACGAGAATTTGAGATTACAAAATGTGAGAAGAAGGGTAATAAATACATTCTCACTTGTAATCGTGTTTATGATGATGGGCTGAAACTCTATTTCCCATATAAAGATTACAATATCAAAGCCGGAGACAAATTTGTCTTCTTGAATATTGATATGCCGGAAGTGTACATATCTGCTGCTGCTCAACGCCTTTTGAAAGCTGGCAAGGAGTATTTGGCAAAAAATGATTATGTGCGCTATACCTATGAAGTGAAGATTGACGAGATATACATGGCTCGGCACCCACAACTTTATAGCTTGCTGAAGGAAGGAGATTTGATGTTGTTCACTGAATCCGATTTCAAGATTGACGGAAGTATCATTATTGATTCTCTGCGAATTACTGAAGGAGAAGGTCTTGTCCCGACTTACGAAGTGACATTGGCAAATGAGAAATCTGTTGGTACTCTTGAAAAGATTCAAAATGCAATAGACTCCATTGGAGGTGGGCAAGGTTCGGGCGGATATAATGCACAACAGATAAACAGCTTAATTCGGACTTTTGGCAGTAAACTATTCCTTTCTAAGATTTCGGATGATATTGCGCAAGGAGTAATCCAGTTTCTCAAAGGGGCAGTCTTCGGAGAGTTTGCAGAAGGTATTTCCGGCTTTGGTGGGAAGATAGACCAATTCGGTTCCGCTTGGCTTGATTCATTATCTGTCCGCAAGTTCTTGGAAGTTCCTGAATTGAGATATAACCGGATAAGCATAGAAGTTGGTAATCGTTGGAACGCTCCGGGCGGGGGTGTCGTTGAGAGTGTGGTTCCTGATACTGATGTTGATGGAAACATTCTTAATACGGGAACAATAATATTACACTTGCAAGACAAAGAAATTGGCAAAGTTGCCGTGGATGATATTTGTCAGGGGATATTCCATGATGGAATGACGTTGGACAATAATTTTTCAGATGATTATGACGACGGAATAGGCAATTTTCAATTCTCCGGATTCTATACATGCTATTTTCGCATTACGGATATTTTAGAAGTTGGAAGAAACAGCAAGTTCCGATATATGCTTCGTGGCGTAAGTGATCGTTGGAGATTTCTTTTTCATCCGTGCGAGGCAATGCACTTTGTTGGATATGGAAACTTCACAGATAAATCACGGCAGACCTCTCGCTATTCTACTCGAACGTATGAACGCTATTTGCGGGGAGTTAATGACTGGGAGTTTACTTCAGATAATATCGGGGCACAATTTGGTGATTTGAGTAACTTGTCTGTCTTCGGAATGAACATGGAAGGTTATTCTGCTTATTTGAATAACATATACATGACCGGAGTTATTGAACAACTTGAAAACTACCCGGCACGTATTGAGATAGATACGCAAGGAGATAATTTTCTTGCTTTTGGTGAGACTATGGACATTACTTGTAGGGTATTCAAAGGTTGGAGCGATATAACCGATACTGTAACAAAATGGAGAATAACCCGTGATAGTGGTGATACGGCAGATGATGAAGCGTGGGCAATCAAGAATAAAAACTTTGCCGGAAATATAACGCTTGCTTATGAAGACCTCGGAGATAACGCTATCACATCTGTAAGTACATTATTTACCGTTACGGCAACAAATAAAACTGATACGGCGAAAGCTATTATAAGTATATAGAGTATGGAAAGTGTAAAGAAAAGAATTAGAAAAGATTTTCAACCATTGACTATTGCGGTCAGCTTGAAAATTATGACTCCGAATAGCCCGACTTCGCAAGTATATAATAGCGAGAATGGCGAATATGAGCCTGACCGTGGCGTTACTCCGCTTGTGATTCTGCCGGAAGTTATTGCGAACTGTACGGATGGTAGCTGGAATACTCCTTATGCGAATGAGTTACTTTCCGAAATGAAGTGGTATATCAACGGAAAAGAGGCTTCAACCGTAGCTTCTTGGAATGGAAAGTATTCTATTGATACTGTTGGTTCGACTCGCGGTGCAATTACGATCAACCGCAATGTTTCTCCGGGAGAAAGTTTTGAGCTTCATTTTGAAGGTGTAGTTGCTGATACCCGATTGGGTGCAAATATCCCAGTGAAGACAGATACTATAACTCTTTCTACCGTAGATAAAAGTGAAGATGAATACAGCTTATCAATCGGAGACGACCAAATCATCCGGTACAATCCATTTGAGGATGCTTTGCTACTGTATGATTATAAAGTTGCTAATGGTTTGACTACGGCTTCAACATCTGCACGCAATGCTGCGCTGAATGAAAACGCATACGAACGCTCTATTTCTGTATCCGTGCATAAAGGGGACACACTTTTAGCTGCTGGTTATACATTGAATTTATACAGCATTGGTAGTGGCGGTGTCTTGACACAACTTACAACTGCCAAACATGAGATAATCGCTTTGACCTTAACGAAGATCACTATGGATTTGCGGCTAATAGAAAAAGGTGATTTTCTCTTGGTTGTCAATGTTGGTGGAAAAGAAAAAGCAAGAAAACAGTTTTCTATAAACCGGGTATATCCCAAATTTGATATAGAACCAGTAAGCGGAGTTTCCATTAATCCGGGTGAGACTACTCACTATAATAAAGTAATGGTGCATTACAATGGAAATATAGTTCCGGTTCCCGCTCCAATTTTAAAGATGGTATGGTTTACTGATACAGAGAATTTAACCGGAGTACAACATAATGAGGGAACTGAAACGGTGATAACATTATCTCGTACAGGAATTGGAAATACATATCTTGATGATTGGCTTGATATATACGTGGAAGCGGAACAGAAACCGATATTTAAAGTTATGACTGATGCTTCGGGCACAGAATATACGGACAAAAGTGGAAATGTTTACATAAACTGATAATTATGAGATATGTAGTAGCAAAAACCAAAACAGTCACTAATGCTGGAATCAGTGATAGCGGACATAGAACAAAGAAAGGATTTATCATTATCAATGAAAAAGAGGTGATGAATAGTGATTTCCTCGAAGGTGATTTTGAAGCTCGTGTTCAAATACTTGGAGGTACAACATATACAAACGTGGAAATAAATAACATTATAAACGAAGGAGGATGGAATTATGGCTTATGATTACAGTGCCCAAAATAGTATTACCATCAAGCGATTACGAGCGAATGATAGCTTGACACTTAGTTTTGATAATAACGGAATACCTCTGTTTCAGGGCGTAGATTCTGAAAGTGGAGTCGTATCGCCGGATTGGACGAAAGCAGCAAACCAACCGATAAGAACTCCGAAGGTTATTTCATCGCATGGGCTGGCAGTCGCATTGTCAAACCATACTTGGACATACAATGGCGTGGCATTAAAATTTAGTGGTGCGGAAAGTAGCGGATGGAAGGCTGATAGCACCGGAAAGTTTCAAATGAACACTACTACCGGAGCTATTAAGATTATTGCCAATTTAGCAAGTAAGACCAATATTGCCGGGGATACTCTTATTTATTCGTGTGTGGCTACGGTTGCCGGAGTAGAGTATAACTTGACAAAGGATTTGCCTATCGTAATTCAAAACATAGGTGCAAGTTCATATTATCTTGCTATTCTCGCTACAACTGAACAGCTAACGAGTAAGGTTACTTCAACTTCATTGCAGACAAAATTATATCTTGGAGCAAATGAGGCATCGGATTACTATGTGAAATGGTATAAAGACACGGCGGCATGGGCAGATAAAAACGGTCAAAAAACTATTACTGTCGGAAGAGGTGATGTTGATGGTACTCAACTGTTCATTGCTGAAGTGTACAAGTCTTCCAGTGACTCACAGCCTTTGGCACGTTCGGGTATCCGTATTATTGATACTGCGGATGAATTTCAGGTTGTGTGCTACATTTCTTCAGCCAATAAAGAGGTGGATACAGGTAGCCCGGTAACTGTTAGTGCAAAAATTGTCAATATGACTACCGGAGCGACATATTCCCCTTCGTCTGCCGCATGGACAATGAATATAATGGATAAGGAAAACTGGAAGAGTCTGAAATCTTCATCTACGAACAGCATATCAGTAACAACAACTGAAACAGATCGTAACGGGAATCTGTATGACGTAGATGTAGTTGCAGAATGTAACTTCAATTAATAATTAATCAAATACAAAATTATGGCATCAAAAACTTTAGGAAGTGAAACCATAGTACAATCTATGCTAAGAAGCAATAGTGTACTCGTTGAGATTGACGGAAACGTTCGCCGTATTTCATTGGAGAATCTGATGAACGCAATTAATACAGGTAATGAACAACTTCTGCGACAAGTCGCATGGGGTATCCCTTTAAAGCATAAAGTTCAGAGTAGTACTGCTTATGGAGTTGTAGGAAATACGGCTGCATGGGCTGAATACAAACGAATGAGTGGACGTTATCTCGTTAATAATGCGGGGAAAGCCTCAAAACTATCTCCGACTAATTCAGGAGTGTTTGCTGACGGTACTGCTCTTGACGAATCCAAAGGACATGTAATGTTCATTTCTCCGCGTTTATACTTTTTAGTTAAGACTGATAGTGTAAGCGGAATACCTTATTTATGGTTAAGCATGTATCCAATCGGTGGACATTATATTGGTGGAGCCAATGGTGGTGAATACAACTGTATTGGTGCGTATAAAGGTTCTATGTCAGGCAGTGCGCTTGTTTCCCGTTCCGGGGTATCTCCGGCAGGAAGTAAGACTATCAATGCCTTTTGGAGTGCAGCACAAGTGAATGGTAAAGACTGGGGACTGACTGACTACGATCAGCGTAAACTTATTATGATGCTTGGATTATCTGAATATGGAGATACCAATATTCAAGCAAAACTGGGGTACGGTGTTAGTGGTAGCTCAAACTTGGATTTATGGGGGGCTGCGGCATCATTGAAAACCGGAGCTACCAAAAGTCTTGGTGATAACTGGGGAAAGATTGGCATTTCATTAGTGAATGGAAGCATTACGGGTGTGAATTGTTCACGTGTAAACATGATGGGTATTGAAGACCCTTATGGATGGCAATGGGAAGATATACAAGGGGTATATTGTGGAAACTCTGCAAATGATACACAAGACGGAACCGAAATCTTTATCTATAAAGGCAACCGACTTCCAACTACTGCTGAAGTATCTACTCACCCTAACGGGGAATACCGACAAGCAACCCGTTTAACAACAAGTGGGTATGTACAGGAAATTATGGCTGGGGATAACTTCGATATTTTCCCGGCAAAGATTGGCGGAGGAAGTACTTCATATTGGGCTGATTATTCATGGGCTAACAACACTGGGCAGCTTGTCTTTTGGGGCGGTAATGCGTCTTTCGGTGCGTACTGCGGCTTGGCGTATGCGTACTCGAATTACGCTTGGTCGCTCTCGTATGCGGATGTCGGCTCTCGCCTTGCTTATTATGGGAATTTAACATTTGTTACGGGTGCTGAATTGATGGCATCTTAACGAATTAATGAAACTTAGTTCTTTGAAATACAAATAGTTACAAAATCCGTTCACAGCGTCACGTTCTCGAATTACGAATAGCGTGACGCACCCGACAGGGGTGGACGGTTGGCGGAAGGGAACAAGAGCTTGTCTTTTGGGGCGGTAATGCGAATAACGGTGCGAACTGCGGCTTGGCGTATGCGAACTCGAATAACGCTTGGTCGAACTCGAATGCGAATGTCGGCTCTCGCCATACTTATTTAATCGTGGAGAAATCTGCGAGTTCCCTGAACCATGACCCTGCAATATTATGGTTGCAGCGTAGTAACCAGTAAGTTACGATGTCAAAAAAACACGTGCGGAAAGGTCTGTTCATCTTGCGAAAACAGACAAGCGGCGTTAGTAGGTTTATTCTCGAAAGCTCCGGGCAAATTATTCAAGCAAGCAAAATGGACTTGCAATATCGGAATAATTGAAATAGGTCTGAAGAAGACAAAATTAAAAGTATGGTGTAAATTTTAAATAGAAGGTAATGACTAAGAGAAGAGGATTTTTGATAGAACAGATTGCTGATATGGATAATCTTCGGGAAGCGGATAGAGATGCGCAGGATGGAAAGGTAAAGAAGAACCGATTTATCCGCCGTCACAACGAGCACGCCAAAGATGATTTAGAGGCTTTAAGGGAAATGATATTAACGCTGAACTTTCCTGACCCGAACTTCAGTATTATGACGGTTGTCAGTGATGCGGGGAAGAGAAGGGATATTGCAAAACAAAGCTATTTCCCGTGGCGTATTCTCCACCATGCCATAATGAGGGTAATTGGGGAAGAGCTTTATAAGAGCCTCATTCTTGATACGAGTGCTTGTATAAAAGGAAAGGGATTGCATTTTGGAGTCAGGCGCATGAAGATGTTTCTACGTAGGTATCCTGAATATAAATGGTTTGTAAAGACCGATTTCAAAAAGTTCTATCAGAGTATTCCACATGAAGTATTGCTTAATGCGCTTCGCCGGAAATTCAAAGACGAGAAGTTTATAAAGCTGATTGAGATTGCATTATTGAGTTATGATAGCGGAGAAGAGTTAATTGAAATTTTGGAAAATGAAGAACTTCGGAAAAAGAGGTGTACCGATTGGAGCATACACAAGCCAACCACTCGGAAATTTCGCTGTAAGCCCGATAGACCACAAGTTCAAAGAACAGTATAAGGTCAAATGTTTGCATCGGTATTGTGATGATAACGTGATGCTTGCTCGGACAAAAGGTGAAGCTAAGTTCCTACTTCGGGAATATAACCGGGTAAGTGCAGAATATGGATTGGTTGTGAAAGGGAATAGTTGTATTTCTCCAATAGGAACGGAAGTTAGGCATGAAAACAAAAAACATAGAAAGCGAAAAAGAAGTAAGAGGAAGAAGGATTAGCTTCTTGGGATATTGCTTTACACCGGACAATGTAAGGCTTCGTAAGAACATGAAGAAAACCTTCGCGCGAAAAGATAAACGAATAAAGAGCCGTAAACGTAAGCAACAAATCCGTGCATCATACTGGGGATGGTGTAAATGGGGAGATTGCCGAAATTTATGGAAAACAATAACAGATAATGATATGAGTTTTGCTGACAAAGGAATCAAACAAAGTGGAAAGACAAAGGACGGAAAGAAGTTCTTTGATGTTTCGGAAATGAGATTAATGGAAATTTTGAATATTCCCATTAAGGTATTGGATTTTGAAACAAACGTGAAGACTTCACAGGGAGACGGAAGGTATTGTGTACTGTTTGAAATGAATGGTGCAAAATACAAGTTCATAACAAATTGCTTTAACCTGAAAGATGTGCTCGATCAAGCAAGGCTACGGGAACAAGAAACGGGCGATAAGATTTTCCCGGTGGAGAATGTGATTATTAAAAGACGTGCACTTCGTGAAGGAAAGAGTGCTTATTATTTTGATGAATAATTTAAAAGGAGGTAAAAATGAAAGCGTACAGTGATTTTAATGGAGTGGTGCCCGAAGGTGTACAAGTTACAGTGGAAGGTAGTTTGGTGCGATTGTTCTTTGATTATGCCAAAAACGAAATTACCGTTGAAGGTGAAAAGCGTGAACAGTTGGTTTGTGAGAATGTAAATGCAAGCGGGAGAACGTATGAAGAGCTTGTCAGTGCTATTGTAACTGACCGCTATTCGGCAGATAGACGTGAAGCCGTATTCGCCAATTATGAAGAAGCCAAAGATGAAACGAGTGAACTAACTGAAGTAAAACGCGCTGAATATTTAAAGGAATATTCTGATTTTCAGGCATGGCGTAAACGCGCAAAAGAAGTAGCAAATGAAGTATTAGCAAAATTGTAATAGAATGAAGATACAAGGACATATAATAATAAGAAGAAAACCCAAAAACGGAGATAATGGGCAGGACGCGGTTCTCTATGAACTGATGCCAAGTGGACAAATTATCAATTTTTCCAATGACAATGTGTTTTCTCCAAGTTTTGTCACTTGTTCTATTAAGAAGATACAAGGCAATAATCTTATTATGCTTACTACTGCATCCGCATTATCTACCGAAGGACTTCGATTAAGTTATGCTATGGATGATGGTTCTGATGGTGACACAGTTATCAATCCTACCACTAAAGTATATCCGAATGATAAAATATCATATATAAATTTTACTCTTAAAAAGAATGAAGCAATAATAGATAAGAAGACTATTCAAATATGCAATGATGGTAAAGATGGAGAGAAGGGAGAAGACGGATTACAGGGGTGCATCCTTCGGCAATCTGAATGGGCATCTGGCGTAGAGTATCGCAATGACGAGGCTCTTATTTCCGGTACTCGGTACTTGGATATTGCCATTGTAACAACTGGTGCTAATACTTTCAACGCTTATAAATGCTTGAAGACACATGTTTCCAGTTCTTCTATTCCGGTTACTAACACAACATATTGGCAGAAGTTTAATACTCTTCAGCCTGTTTATACTCCATTAATTATGGCTCAAAATGCTATTCTTCGGTTTATGCAGGGGAATCAGCTTTTGATTATGAAGCCTGATGGAAAAACTATTGTAGCAGGACTCGTTGGTGGAGACATACCATTTTGGGTCGGAGGGGAAACGCCTAATAATGCTTCTGTGTATTTCGGAATGGCGGGTAACGGGCAGTTAGCGCATGGAAATATCAGTTGGAATGAAGCTGGTGATTTGACTTGTGAAAGAGGTATTTTTAAAGTGGGTATAAAAAAAATATATCGTAAAGTTAGTTTAGATAAATATACTTCAGAATCTTTCAAAGCAGACCTTACAACTGGGTTGAATTTTGTTTTTACCAAAAATACAGGAAACGATACACATTATATGACTTTGCCAACTTCCACTGATTTAGATGGATTCGATTCTGAAATGATATTTTATGGTAATCCGGGAGCAGTAATGATTAGTGGAGAAAATGGTACATATCCTTTTATGTACAATGGCATGAGAGTAAAACAAATTAAAATAGGCTCTTTTCCTCGGCGTTTGCATTTAAGTGCGAGAATAAGTAATGATATTGGAGGGTCTAATAGGATTGAATGGTGGATTGTAAATACTTCAGATTTTACTTTACAAGGAAAAATTTCAAGTAGTGGGTATTATAATTATGTAGAATCACAATATTACAATTCATTGTAAATAATATTATACACAAACACAGGATAACAATGAAAGAATTGAATGAATTATTTGTAATTGCATGGATGCTATTTGGCATCTACATGCTTGTATTATTGCTGATCGGGGCAGATTTATGGAGTGGATACAGAAAAGCTAAACAAAGAGGTGAAGCAAGAACGAGTTATATGCTTAGAAAAACCGTTGATAAAATCGCACGGTACTATAACGCATTATTGGCTTTGACCTTCGTTGATTGTATGCAGATGGGGGGAATTTGGTTTTTGGACAACTATTATGATTGGCATATCCCGATTTTCCCGTTAGTAACATTGTTGGGTGCAATCGCTTTCGGTGCCATAGAAGTCAAAAGCATTTATGAAAAGGCAGAAGATAAAATGAAGGACGACTATCGACAAGTAGCCATACTTGCTGCTGAAATAGCAAAGCATAAAAACGAGCCTGACAAGATGATACATGCAGTTGATGATTTTATGAATAAAAATAACAAAGGAAATAAGGAGGAACAGAAATGACACGAGGACTACGAAATAACAATCCATTGAATATTAGGAAGAATAGCACAAAATGGCAGGGCTTATCTGCAACACAAACAGATAAGAGCTTCTTTCAATTCACGTCTATGGCATACGGATACCGGGCTGCTTTTAAGACTCTCCAAACATACATCTTGAACAAGTATGATACTGATAAAGATGGAGTGTCAAACGAACTTGAAGATGTCATAATGAGATGGGCACCGCCATGTGAGAATAATACAGAATCGTATATTTCCACAGTAGAACGGCGTTCAGGGGTATCCCGACATACTGTTTTACGTAGAGACAATAAAGAACAGCTTATTGCGATAGTTTCTGCTATGAGCTATGTTGAGAATGGCGTTCCGGCTAATATGGAAGACGTTAGGAAAGGATGGGAATTGATATAATAACTATCATAAAACAGAACTGTATGATAAGTCTAAATTTTATTCAAGTGGAAGACGGGTGGTTTGAGAGCCAGCCGATTCAGGTGTCGGGGAACATTGCTATTAACCTGACTTTTGATGATACAAATGACAACCGGGTAGTACTACTGAAAAGTTCTACCGGGCATAGTTATGTGTCGTTTAAGGAGAATCTTAATGTTGGTTCTTGTTGTGATATGAATGAGAATTATCTAATTCCCGGTCAATATATCAAAGTGCGAGTTAATAAACTTCCGGCAACATCATCTTTGTTGGAAGACCTACAAGGGAGCTTCGCAAGTAAGCAAGATTTGTTTGTTGAAAGTGGAAGGGCACAGACAGAGGAATCAAAACTGGAACAGTCTATCAATAGTGTGAAGCAAGCATTAGATACGCTGGTTAAAGGTGTAGATGCGACTACGGCTATTGATACATTTAAGGAGATTGAGGATTTCTTGGCAGGAGTAACGAATGAGAAGACCTTAACCGGGATGCTTGCTGCCGTTGATGGAAAGGCTGGCACTGCGCAAACGACTGCCGACTCTGCAAAGAAAACGGCGTCTTCTGCTTTGGCAAAAGCAACTGAAAACGGAACAAAACTTGCTACTATTCCTGACATGCCAGCCAATGACGGGAAAATATATGGATTCTGTAATGGTGCATGGATAGTGATAGCTGAAAGTGGTAAATCTGTATATACAACATAACAATGAAAAGCAAATTACCAATAGGAATAGTGATAGCGGTATTGATTGCCGCTATCATTTGCCTCTCCAATTTATTGAAGAAGGAGCGTATTGAAAGTAAACGTCAGTCCGGGAATGTTGAGGCACTGTTTTCAGAGTTGAAAACTTATAAGGTGAGGGATAGCCTCAACGTGGCTGAAAGTAAACAGCTTCGCTTGACTATCGAAGAACTGAAGGAGTATCGTGAAGCTGATGCAAAATTGATTAAGGAGTTGAAATTAAAGCCATCACAGGTAGAGTATATAGCTCACACGAAAGTGGTAACAAAAGATAGTATTGTCTTTGTGCTGAAAGATAGCTGCTTCAATTATGCGGATAGGTGGGCGGAGTTTAACGGTTGCATCAGGTCTGATACAGTAGATTTTAACTATCAGACATCAGATAGTCTTTCTACCGTAGTGAATCGGGAATATAAACATCATTTCTTATGGTTCCGGTGGGGTACAAAGGGGTATCGGATGAAAATAGTGAACCATAATCCACGATCACGGATAACATACAATGAATTTATAAAGATTGAGAAGTAGCGGGTGGTAATAGTAACCACCCTTTTACTTTTTTAGAAAGGCAAATCATCCTTATTGTCGTTATCGAACATTTGCTGTTGTGTCGGTTGTGGGGGAGTCGGTTGTTGAGGCGGTGCCGTAGCGTAATTTGGCTGACTGGGTGCCGTTTGCTGACCCGGATTGCGAACAATGACTTTCCAACATGTGATTGAGTTATACCACTTACCATTCCATTCAGTCGCATTAATATCAATGTGAATGTCTACTTCTTGACCGACTGTTAATCCAAAATTCATAATGTTATCGTTCATAACAGAGAAAGCTATCTTTTTAGGATATTGCTCTTTTGTCTCGATAACATAATCTTGGCGCGACCACTCTTTCCCGGCTTTAGAAACTCCGCCTTGCGCTGGAAGTGCTACAATTATTTTCCCGCTAATTTCCATTATAATATGTTTTTTAAGTTACACAGCCGGATTCAATTTGTCTGACGTGCTGATTGCCCGGCTGATTATGTTACAATCCGTCAGTTTTCTTTGTATGATTTGCATTGCCATTTTGCAATTAGAACTTTCGTTCAAGTTGATGTATTCTTTGCTTTGATAGAGAATATTTGATAATCCATCAACATAGCTGAAAAGTGCTGTAAGGCGAAGATAAGTAAGCCTTTTCACATCTTGATTATATGGAGTTGCTTCTTCTATTCGTTTATCAAGCGACAAACAAGATAACTCGCACATGCACCGGGTCAATTCCATTTTTGCAAGGAGAGCACTATCTTTGAGTTTATGTTTGTCAAACTCTGATTTGATGCTGTATTCCATTTTCAGTAAATCAGGCTGTAACTCTTCAGAAATAACTTCGTTAGCGTCCGCCATGAAGAAGATGCGTTTCCCGGAAATCTCGGCAATGCGCTTTTCATATTTCCGCATTTCATTCTCTATGCGTTTGGCTTGTTGTTTCACATTGAAACGGTAATATGGTGATTTCTTCAGTTGGCTTATGAAATCTACCACAAGTCCACAAACAACATCATTAGTAAATAGTATATTGTAAACGGCAGTAAGTGTGACATTCTCCGCTATATCCCGGCTTATTTGTTTTTCCATACGTTCATTAAATCTTTGATTATTACTTTAAGGATACAAATAAGGGCAACCATTTCGATTGCCCTTATAATCCATTGTATTATACTCATTAATCATTCCTTATTTGATTAAAGTCCATTTTTGCTTTTATCAGAGCATCTATATCACTTCCGAAATGATTAAGAGTGCTCATGGCTACAAGTATTACGTCTGCCAATTCCTCTTCAAAATCAGAGAAGTGCTCAATGTGCGAGCTTTTCTTCCCTTCAGCATTGAACACTTCTGCAACTTCATTCAGTAAATCACGGTGGAAATTATTTTCTTCGTCTATAAGACTTATCTTTCCACGGCGAACGGCGCAATCATGCGCTTTCTTAGCAATTTCATTTAGATTTTCAACCATGATTTACTACAATTCCTAAGCTGAACATCGAAATTAATATCTACTTTAAAAGTTATTCTATCCATATTACATATTAATATTATTATCCATAAGTTTATTTATTTTATTTTCTAAAAAACATATCTCCCGAAATGGATCGGGCTGTATCATCACCGGTAAGACGAATATACCTGAAGAAGTTTTGTTCTGTCCGGTGCCCGGTGAATTGACCTACAGTTTCGGGAATGACTACATAGGGAACATTTCGGCTTGTCTCCGATAATGACTGCCTGTCTTCTACAATGTAAGTATTACCACACTCATGATAATAGTACCCGGTAATCCATTTCCCATTATCGGCAGACTTCCCTCTGAATTTTATTGTACGATTCATTTTAATTCTCATCTAAATTTATCAAATCCATTTTACTGACAGCCTTTAAGACTCTTAGGATATCCTCCTGAAAGTCTATAACCTGTTGGTTACGCACTCTCTTTTTCAACTCTATCAGGGATAGTTCCTGTATTCTTATCAAAGATGAAATATCGTTCACCAACTCAATTGTAATTTCTTTTTTCTTAGATTGTTTCATAATTATTCCTTTCCTTTAAAGTGTTCGATTAGCTCTTCTACGGTAGCCTTGTGATAATTTCCCATGTTAGTATCTTTAGGTATAGAATCAAAAGCTAATGTTCTATATACAGTATTACATGGTGAACAACATTCTGTTTTTGGATGATATGCCCATTCTTCTCCATTGGTGAACCATTGATTTTCGTTTGTATCATCCCTGAGTGAAGCGATAGCCAAGAAAAGTTCTTCGTTAGTTCCGCAATCAATATCATTAGTTTTACGAATATCTTCATTGTCGAGCCATTCAGGGTGTATAGAATGATAAAAATTAAGATAGGCAGCTGTACACAAACAAGACCTATCACGTCTTAATGAAGAACAGTTATATCCCAACTCCTCCAACTTCTTCCGAAGCTCCGGTGTGTTGCGTCTAATAAACGCTGCTGTTGTAAATCCCATAGTTAGTCCTCCTTTCTGTATCTTTTAATGACAGCACTTTTGTTGAAAATAAATAGTTTTATCAAAGCTATAATTAGCTTTAATAGCTCTAATTTGCCGACAATGATGACGTTAATATCATAGATAATATTATACCAATTTCGATATGGCTTAAGACACCTGAAAACAGTAGTCACATTTGTTATTTTCTTCATTTCTTTATTGTTTTGAGCCTAATTAGGCTACATCGTTAATACTAATTTCTCCTTTCAAAACTCGTTCTACCTGCCTGTCGATTATCTCTTGAAACTCTATCTGGCAGATAAGAGAGCAATCCGGTATAATTTCTTCCACTGGGTCACCTCGCCACGTTGGTAGTTCATCAAGGAAGATTCGCCCGTCTTTATCTTTTAGGCATGTTGCACCTACATCACGTTCAATCTGTGCCATTTGAGCAAATACCTCCGGGAAGTCTTTCCGGATTTTGTTCCAGTAGCCCATGCCACCTTTCACACAGCCGATGCAGTTGTTGTTATTGTATCCCATCCTGTACATGGCGGGGATTTCAATACCGGCTTTCCAAAGCATACCCATAGCATCCGACTTTGTAATCTGCTTTTCAATGAGCGGAAACAGTGGCTTTGTGTCTGGATACTGCTGTTTCAAGCGGATAGCCCGGTTAATCTCTTTTGGATCGTAATCGAATCCCCAAACTTGACCGTCCCAAGAACCAAGTTCCTTTTCTAACTTATACCGAACTTGTTTCTTCAGTTCGAATGTACAAGCTGCACCAGTCGGACCATTGATGTACCGTTTTTTAATCAGTACATCTTCTACGTTGAAATACTTATCGCTGCGAATGGTGTGTATTGGCTGATCGTACCATTTTTCACAATCCGCAAGGAATCGGGCGTTATCAGGATGTCCGGAGCCTGTCTCGATGTAGTAAATCTGCACATCATCGTATAGACTTAATGCTATCTTACAAGCAACTGCGGATGTTGCACCACAAGAAAACCATGTTATTATCATTTGATTACTTTCTTTTTCGTTATTAGTTATTCTTTGAAATCCAGTTATCAGTATCACAGTGGAAGCAATATCCGCTTTTAGGATGTTCCGCACCGTCTTTAGCTCCACAAGTTCCGCAATAATACTCCTTATCATATTCCGGAGAAAGACCTTTATTCCGTTCTTTGATTACTGCTTTTCTTTCTTCAAGCATCATCATTTTATCGGGATTACGGCTCAAATAAAACTTTCTGACTTTATGTATTTGCTTTTCAAACAGTTCGTCAGATTCTGCAATTTGTTTGGCTGTATATTTCATATCCATTTTGTTATTCGTTATCTAATCCTATGCAAAACTCCTCTCTCGTCTCGTTCCCATAATTGGTATGTAGGGCATTGAGTGCATTCGTGATTTTGTCCGCTTCATCTGCATATACTTCACAATCCCACCTAATTGTAGTTTTAGATGGTAACTTTATTACAGCAAGAAGTGTATCTAAATTGTCAACTGCTTCTTGAATCTTATCTAAGCATTCCTTTCGTGTCATAAATGTTCCTTTCTATCTTGTTATACGTTAAACACTTTCTTAGCCATATCAATGACCTTATCAAACTCTCGATTAAATTCATCTATGCTAATTCTTTCACCAAGAGAATGAACGAATTTAGAATAATGCGGGTCAATGCTAATAATGCCATCCTTGCATACTTGAAATTTTAAAGTTTCACATCTAGCTAGTACATTGTCATTTTTTAAACCACCGATGTACAAATCATTAGGAGTTAGAGAAGTAATTTTAAAATAAGTGTACCAGTAGTCTGATTCTTTCTCTGGGCAGCTATACGAATTTCTGTACTTATAACATGTTCCGATTAATTCCTTAAATTTAGGATATTCAGCATTTATCATTGCCTGCCGTTCCTGTTCTTCGATATCGGCTAATGCTTTCATTAGTTCTTCTTTCTTGCTCATATCTTTCTTGTTTTATGCAAATCCTTCAAGAACTTGCAAGGTTTTACTCTAATTGATTCGTACATACTTACCTGCGATATCGCAAGTTCTTAATATCTCTGCATTATTTTCTCCAAAGGCTATTAGGATACTGCCGCAACCGGGCGAATCTCCACGAGTCCCATCAGGTCGGAAGAACCTAATCCGGTTACGCAAAAACTTCATCGCTGTTGCCTTCTCGAATATTATGTCTTGAAACATCTTTGAATCACAACGATTAAAGAGTAATGCAATTCCGTTTCCATGCTCCGCCATCCGTTTTATAAACTGTTCAATAAGCGGACGGGAATAAGGAGGATTAAGCCATACTCTGCCAAACCATTCTTTTGATAAGCCATCATCATTCTTGTTATACATTCGTGTAGCTGTTTGCCAAAGCGGTTTAACCGGAGCGCATGGATCTAAATCAAACTTTCCCAATGCGTCTATTATTTCCTTCGGAGTGTACCATTCGTCAGTAGCACAAGCCGAACGTTCAAATCTTGTATTCATTATTCTTTTGTTGTTTGCAATTTAGACAACCAATATTCCCAAATCCGTTGTGCTATTTGAGCCATCATTACAGGAGGAACAGACATTCCCATGATATATCCGGGATTCATCTGTAGAAAGTTGTAATCTGACGGAAAGCTGCTTATTAGCAGCCATTCTCTTTTGGAAAGTAATCGCTTTTCATCAAATATAACATAGCACGCGTTATCGACATGTGCAGCAAGAGTTCCACAAACTTCATCTTTGTATAGATACATATAACTGAATGCCTTTCTTTTTCCTGTAACTCTTTGATAAGTTTCTCCCATACATTTCTCACCAAACTTCTTTAAATCCCATCCTTCGCTTACAATACGTGTCATTGATTTCATGGGGATGTCCTTCGGTTTATATATTTCTTTAAAGGGAGTTTTGGGTTCGTCAAAATCCAATTTTATATATGGCTCAACATTAAATAAGTCTGAAACCTTTAAGAAATTGATACCTAAATCATGTCTGATACAAATAAAAAACACTCTTTCTCTTGATTGAGGTACGCCCATATTTTCGGAATTAAGCAAAAAGTGTTGGCAGTAATATCCTGCTTTATCAAACTCTTTATATATCTTTATTACATAGTTAATTGCTGTTCCAATCAATAATCCTTTCACGTTTTCAGCTACAACAACTTTAGGCTTTAATTCTTTTGTTAAGTCTATAAAATCAAAGAACAAAGTATCAAGAATCTGCTTGGATTGACCTTCACGGAATTTCTTTTCTTTTCTCCAATCGCTTTCCCTATTGCCAGCTATGGAAAATGTGGAACATGGAGGACTGCCATCTAAAATATTCAGATTGTATAACTCATGCGGCAATGCCTTCTCTTTGGCTTTTGTGACAAGTTTTCGTATATCACAATTGAAGTTCAGTCTTGGATGATGGTTTTCAACATAGACTTCATTAATTTTAGGGTCTATTTCGTTGCAACCAATAACATCAAATCCTGCAAGTTTATACCCCATCGTACTACCACCTCCACATGCGAAGCAGGAGAAAACAGTTCCTTTATCTTTTGTGAAAATACTATTCTTTAAAGTCCAATTAAATGGGAATTTACATTTCATGTTTATATTGTTATAGAGTTAGACGTTTGTAGATAATTAATCCTTCGTAGTTTATGGAAACGATAATATGCCGAAAGATTAAGTTTATCAATGAATTTGTTGTCAGCTTTGGTAGAGGACACCTTTTGAGCGGCTTTAGCTACATGGAAATAAATAATAGGTTCCGTATATCCATCTGCCCGGCGTGTTCCATTGATAGCATAAATAAGTCCGGCAAATTCAGGAACTTCTTCTGGCTTCACAAGTCCATCAGGAACTATGTAATAGAAGTAGTTGGTACGTCCACCAGCCAAAATGTTATCAAATTTGCTGTCCCCATTTTGATCTTGCTTCTTACTATCTTTGTGGAAATCACACCTACTGACTTTTACTTCATATTCATAAGTGAGCCGTGACCGGGTAACTTCTAAAAGGTCGGCTTCCCATTTTTCAACGAAAACATTTGGGTATATTTTGTTTCCCTTTCTATCCCGGAAGACAAGCTCACAGAATCCATTAATAATATCGGCTGTTTTCATTTCAGTTTACCAAACTGTTTATCAAGTTCATATTGGAAGAAGCCTAAAGCCTCTTCATACTCTTTTCCTTCAATATTAGAAAAATACATGGCACTACTAAAGGCTTTAAGTGCAGCTTCCTTTCCTTTCTTTATGTAATATTCAGCTTTTACAACCGCCTTTCTTTCAGTCTCTTCTTTTTGAAATTGTAGATGTCGGTCAATGGCACTACGTCCCCATTGGAATAGCTCTTCTTTATCTCCAAAAGTTTTTGATTCTTGCCAAACGATACGTTTTTCAGAAGAAAAAGCGTAAGCGGATATTCCTTTGTGTTTTTGTACGTGTACAACAATATCAAAACCTTTGTATTCTTCTTGCCAGCCGTAACCACCAAGAGAGAAAGGAAACTCATTTTTTTCGATCATAAAGCCTTAATGTTTATCAATGGTCGAATCGTATCAATTATATCAACGGTAGGTTCAATAAGCTCTTTGATTTCATCCGTATTTTTGTATGCCATAGGACTTTCGTCTATTGTTCCTTCACATACGGATGTAGAATATACTTCAACCATTCTTTCTTTGAATGTCTCCATTGATAATTTCTCTTTGGCAAAAGACCGGGAGAATAAACGTCCGGCTCCATGTGGTGCAGAGTAATTCCAATCAGGATTTCCCTTACCGCGACAAAGTAATATACCGTCAGCCATATTCATAGGAATAACTACTATTTCATTCTCATGTGCAGATATGGCACCTTTACGAATAATAAGGTCATCAAAGTTGATATAATTATGCACCGTTTCGATGGTAGACGAAGTTTTCCAGCCCAATGCATGGGAGATACGATTGATAATTGTCTGCCGATTTAATGAAGCGTATGTTTGCGCTATTGACATATCAAATAGATAATTATACATTGCAGTATCAGACAAATATCCATTTCTAATAGAAAATTCTTCTTTAATCCGTTTTATCTCTTCCTGAAGACGCTGTGGTGGAACAGTTTTCTTGATCTCTTCCAATTCCGAGGAAAAAGCCCTCTTGTCAAACTTCGCTAATTTGGCGTAATACTTACAAACTTTCACACCAAAGTTTCGAGAACCTGAATGAATAGTTAGATATATACAATTATTTGCATCTTTTCCTATCTCAATAAAGTGATTTCCACCACCCAAAGAGCCGATTGAATTGTAGAATACCTTTTCATTCATACCTACCTTTTTGCATAGTTTGGTTATATATGATTCATCGACATAAGGCGGCTCCGGGAACATCCCCTCTCGATGAAAAGATAGATTAATGTTTGCTTTGTCGAAGAATGACTGCTTTTCGGATTCTGTGATAGATTCACTATTAATGTCAAATCCCATTGGAACAACGTTTCTGATAGTTCTATCAATCTCTTCAAAAGAAGATTCACTAACAACATTCAGAATCCTCACAAAAGCCATCCCGCAACCAATATCTACACCAATATGATTGGGGTTGATAAGCCCTGTAACTGGCATTGTGAAACCAATCACAATATCAACTCCCTGATGTGTGTCCGGCATAATCCGTACAGGAACATCTTTGGTAACTGGATTATCAAGAATGTTTTGGATTGTGCCGATAGCAGCAGACTCTATTGTTTTTGCAAAAACCTTGCAGTCTTTTCCATATTTTCCTTTTAGTTCTATCATAGTTATATTTTTTCGTTGAGTTTATCTTGAAGTTCGTTTGCACAGTTCTTTGCGTAATCTGAATCGGCGTCCACAAATGACTTAATTGTTATCCAAATTAACATAATTCTCACCTGTACTTTATACTTTGGGATAACGTACAAGTCTTCACATCCATATTTGTCAGCCATGATTGCATAGCATTTTACTGTTTTAATTCTGTACTTCTTCATACCCTTCTTGTTTTTGTGATTTCTCCTTCACCAATCGAAAAGCGTCTTCAGCCCCTTTCTCATAGCCTTTATAATATCCGGTTTTCTCTTTGTGATTTTCAACAGCACGCCATTGAGACGCACCAATACAAATAGAAAAACCGATAAGCATGACAATTGCTCCGATGCCAAATACTGGATTGTCCAGACTGAATTTCAGTGGTCTAAAAGAAATGTCCACGCCGGAAAGGGCTATAAATAATATGAATAGCCCGGCAATTAGTTTAATTATTTGTTCCATAATGCTTCTTCTACTTTAAATGTGAATGATAACAATGATTGGCATCCGCCTCTTAATTGAGTATGTCGGTTACAAACGCTTGCAGAACCACAATGGGAACAAAAAGCATTTTGTACCTTTTCAAGTGACTTTTCCGTACCTTCCTCAAATATTAGTTCTAATCCATAAATTTGTGCGGCATGGTATTCCAATAAACATCCGTTAGATTTCTCCCAGCCACGGCAAAAGAAAACCGCTTGACATTCCAGTAATGCCATAATATCACGTCCCATGTAGTATGATATTGGCTTGTCCGGTTCCGGTGAGATTTCTAACGGGGAGATAGGTATGTATCCTTTTTGTTTGAGAGCCTTTTTTATCAGGTCTGACTTGCGCTTAACATATTGGTGTGGAATACCCGTTATTGGCAAACTGATATAAACGCTCTTATTCATACCTGAAAGATGTAAAATGAATGATAGCCATATCTTGTGAAGTATCGGCACCTTTGAACCATGCTGCCCAATCTTCAAAGGACAATCCATCATTATGTGCAATTTCTTCCAATGTAAGATTTACTTTTATCTTGCCATCAACAGATATAGCTACACACTCTTTGTTATCCAGTTTATCTACGAATCTTATAATCTTCAATGGCTGTATTCCAACGCCATCATCTTTTGTCAGATTAAGAATAGTCGTTTGCTTACTCCGGTAGGGTTTTCCCGACCATTGTCGAATAGATAATACCGCATTTCCTTCTTGTACTTCATTGATACGCTTCTCCCATAATTGGTAGTTTGTGCGTATCGTATGAATCTTTGGAAAATTCCACGGTATTCCGTTTTCAATTATTGCGTTTCGGGAACAACTTCTTCGGGTATTATCTTTCCCATCAAAAGAACAGTCCCACATGCAAGCATCACTTAAATTTCTTCCCATGAGAAATTTACACCGAAATCGAGTTGGTTTTCCGACTTTTGGGTGCCCTTTCAAGAAGAAAGGTGAAAGAGTTATCACGTATGTTTTTATTTTGTCCATACTATCAGAAATAAAAATGGCTGCAACTAACGCCGCAGCCATTGATTAGACATGCTTTTTATCTTTTCCCGATCAGAAAATCTCTCCATAATTCTTTGAACTGATTTCCAAAGTATTTGGCTATTTCCTCTGATTTTACAGCAAGGCGAGAGCCGACAGACGCAGTCGAGACCGACCAAGCGTACTTCGAGTACGCACACGCCAAGCCGCAGTACGCACCGTAATCCGCATTACCGCCCCAAAAGACAAGCTCTTTGCGTTTCTCTTCGTCCATGTCGTCAATCTCTTCTTGTGAATACAGATAATACCACGGGAACCAACGGTATTCGTTTTCAGTGAACCGAGGAAACTCCGGGTCATTGTTCAAAGCACGGGCAATCGTGGATAGCTTCACATAAGCGATATGTGCAATGTCAATCACCTCTTCTTTCTGCCCGTCTCCATATTCGATAAGTAGGCGGGAAACAGGTTTGATACCAAGTGCTTCACAAGCATCTTCATAGGTTTTAATGTTATGAAAATCAGTATAATCCGGTTTCTGTTTACCGAAAAGATTAGTAAGAATGTTGATAGCAACTTCGCAACCGTCAGCGGACTTAAACGCTTCAGTTACATTTTCTTGTTTAATTTCAATAGCTTTCATAATTTACTGATTATTAAAATGTTAGTTATTTATTTTCTTCTTTTTGTATTTGACGAACAATGAAAGGTTGGCTGACAAAAGACTTTTTTTCTCTCATTTTCTTAATAAGGTCTTCATGGAATTTCACTCTTTCAATCGCTTCTTCGTCTCCGGCTTCAGCAAGTTTATGCTGATTATCCCAAAATTCATCATAAGGACAACTGATTGAAGACTTATCATCTGCTTTATGAGCTTTGTTTTCGTTTATGATATTAAGTGAACAGAACTCGTCGCGTTCTGCATCATAATCATTAAGCCAGCCAATGATTATGTTCCCGTCCAATCTATCGTACACTTTGCCGGAGCACATTGCTCTGTGAAAGCAATATTTTATCTCTTCCAGTTTGAAATAATAAAACCTGTCTATAATCAAATCTGATGTAATTGCTACCTGAATATCATTCATTGTTTTTCCAACATTGAAAAACTGAACAACTTCAGAGATGGCTATTGCGACAATAGCTTGTGCCGCGTTTATATCACCATATTTAATTGTAGCAAGTTCGGAGATAGGTAATTCCGGTGTATCAGTTAAAATGCTCTTAATCGAGGATTTTTGCAAACCCCTGTAATACGCCTTCGGAGAGGTCAGCAAGTCTTTCAACGCTTTCTTTACGGTTGCCGGGAGATTGGTTTTGGCTAATACTAAGTTGTGTTCCTGTTCCATTTTTTAGTTCAAATAAGCCAGCCCAGTTATTTGCGATGGATTGTTCTACGACTGCCATTGCAATATTGGGATTGGTGTTTGACAATTCGAGTAGTTTATGGTAACATGCTTCTATCCCTGATTGGGTGTACGCTTGTTTCCGTTCTTGTTTGTATTTTACCCACCTTTCGATAATAGGTAAAAAATCTGCCGGGACAAATGATAAATCAAGTTCCTTTTTACGAGATTTACTTCTTTTTCCTGCATCGTAACCAGCAAGCCATGATTGTTTGGCTACCTCTTGACAATCAGGATATGTTTTTGCATAATCCTCTGCCTTTTGTACTAAATCCTTTCCCATAACTTTCCTACTCGTTTAAATTCTTCATCATGGGGAACCGGACAATCTTTTATCCAGATCATATCCTTTATCTGCCAATGGGATAGATTAATACTTTTAGGAATAAGAGCTTTCATATTAGCGAAGAGATTAAGACGAAGAGATTTATTCTTGACTGTTTCAGGGAATAGTCCGATTGCTCTATTCGCTTTTAGAAAAGATTCAATGTCTTTTTCCGAGTGTGGGGTATAAACAACTCCATCCACATAAGGAAGAATAGTCAGAATACCATCTGCAAGCGCAGTATATATAAAAACGCTTACCTCGTGGTTGTACGCTAACACATTGGAGTTTTTAATAGCATCCGATAAGATAGCTACTTGATCGGGAAACAGGAGTGGTTCACCACCAGTTATCATCACTTCTTTATAATTGAAATGGTCTACTACCGGAAGTTTCGTGAAATCCCATGAATTATTGCAGCACATGGGACATTTATTGGGGCATTGGGTAGTTACCAGCAAACGTAATTTATCTTTTTCCATTACAGAGTGATTTTTTGTGTATATTGTAATTCTCCTGTATAGCCACGCGCTTTCAGTTCATCCATTAGATGCCGTGGAGTAAACTTTGCTAATTCAGGATTGGTAAAGACCTTCTTCAAATTGTTAGCTGAAGGTTTACTCCTTTTTTTGAAATATTCCTTGCCACAATCTTTGCAATAATCTTGCAATCCATCTTCTTTTGAAGCATTTTTCCAAAATTCACTTACTGGAAGTTCTCTTCCACATTTGGGGCATTTTTTTGTTTCCATGATTTTTATAATTATAGTTTCTCTTTTATTCTTGCATATTCACAAATGAGAAGTGCATCACTGATAGCAAGAGTGATACTCTTTATGTATGGGAAGAGTTGTTGGGCTTTAGCTCGGAGCTTATTCTTCCATATCGTAGTACTATCATCACCTTTAGTTCCCAACTGCAATGCTTTCTGCCATATTTGAGGTGTAACAGTTACAGTAGGGATATCACAAGCAAGCAATGCCATTTCTAAATGTCCGTAACCTTTTCCAAAGTTGAACATTGCGGAGCCACCTTGCCCCGGCATACCACCTACTTTTTCAAGATAGCAAATAGAGTCTTCTTTATGCTTTAGAAGAAATGATAGTACATCTTGCGGAGTGGAAGGCATTTTAATAACTTCTATCACATTAGATGATTCATTGGAGTAGACTGCTATACCACCGTTTGTACCGGGGTCAATAGCAATGATTTTAGATTTTGCTTTCATTATCTAATTTATTGATTATTATTTGTGAAAGACGAGCCTTATTAGCTTCTCTAAGAGACTTGTTTTCTTTGTAATTGGCAAGTCTTATTTGCCGTGCATACTCTAACTCGGCTCGCATGTGTTTCAAGTCTGCTTTGGTAAATAGTTTCTTTTTCATAATCATAATAGAAATGGGCAACCTACTTTCACAAGCGAGTTACCCCAAGATTAAACAAATGTAATTTTAAGTGCAATATTTTTATCGTAATTGTGGACGGTGCCGGAGTCGAACCAGCCTCACGGATATTGGTGCACCTCACCGTAGTTTCAGCCCACGATAACACAACCGCCCTTATTTCCCGGATACCAAACCAATGGACACCGGGATTTTTATTATCATTCAGCGATAATCGCAAGCTGACCGCAAGCGGCACCATTTTCAATCTCTGACTTTGTAGCTATTGCCACAGCATAGTCATACCCTAAATTTTCTAACTGTTCTTTAATTTCCTTCATAACTTTGTAAATTAATTGTTTATACTAAATTCACACCTTCAATAATACCTTCTCCCAAATGATTTTTTTCAGAAATATTATTAGGGTTTATGGGAGATAGTTTTATGAAGAAGTGCTTTTTATCGAAATATTTCTGAAGTAACTCGGCATTAAAATCAGATTCATCTACCAGTGTAAGATTAATAGTCGTTTTTAGATTACTTTCAGTCCGTATTCGACCAAGTTCTTCAATAGACATCTTTGATGGATATGGGATAAGCCAATTCCGTTTTTGTTCATCAAAACTATGTAGACTGATTTGTAGAGTGATATTATCTTTAATAAAAGAGAAATCACTTCCCTGTATTCCTATTGTTGAAATGTAATGGTGGGTATTGGGATATACCTTCGATATACGTTCAATAGCTTCCTTTACAGCCTCTATATTCAAAAAAGGTTCACCCATTCGAGTATAGTTTATTTTAAACTCTTTAGCACTTTCAGGATTAAAACCAGCCTTCTTTATAGCAAAAAAGACTTGTCCCACTATTTCATCGGCTGTTAGATTCCGATATTTCTTCATATTCCCAGTTGCACAAAATTTGCATCTCACAGGGCAACCGCTCATTGTAGATACTCCGATCATCCATCGTTCTGAACGATTACCTAAATTGGAATTATCCAAAGAGTTTTGTTTTCTTCCTATTGCATCTTTTGTATAAAATGGGAGAAAGGTATCAGTCGTTTCTACTAACATTCCATCTTCAAGTTGGAGGCAATACACAACTCCATTCTTGAAATTCTTTTGTTTTTTTATTTCCATAGGTATATATAAAAGTTCCCGGATAGGTTATCAAGCTACACCGGGAGATGCTATTATTAATCAAATAATGGGGCTTTCACCCAACGCCATTCCTTACGATAGCGGATTAGTTATTATTTGAGGAACTTTGAGAATGTCTTGATTGAACTGTCATTGTCAGTTTTCAGAGATTGAAGTTCCTTGTTTTTTGCAGCTAAATTTTGCATTTGAGCCACATTATCATCCATCTCTGCCTGAATTTCAGCATTTAGATTCTCCAAATCCGTTTTTGCTTTAGCGAAATCGGATAAGATACTTTCTCTTCGTTGTTTATAGTCCATAGAGCACATTATTGTTCAATGATTGGAATTTCAGGAGTCAATTCACGGATGATTTTCAACTGTTCGTCAATAGCTTTGTTTCGCTCTTGCTCAATTACGACTTCGGCACCGGGAGAGCAGAGAGATAATCGAATATTTCTACCATCAACATCAGCGATGATTTCTACTTCGATCACTTCTGCGGAACGTCCTTTGAAAATAGGGATGTTGAGGTTGAAAGCCGCCGGAAGATTTGAGTTTACTACCTGACTGTAATTGTCAGTCCGGCTACCGTTATCTTCATTACTTCTTTCCAATTTGGAGTCAATACTTGCCTTAAAGTTCTTCAAGATAGAAACTAACTCCATGTTGTACGCTATATCTGTGAAGAAGGCGCGGTTCATTTTGATGAAGCGGGAAAGTTGTGCTGGTTCCCATGTCTTCTCAACAGAATTGATGCCAAATTCAACGAACTTCGGATACATGGCTAATGAACCTTGTACTTCTGCCTTGTTGCGTCCGTCAGTTTCATTTGTAATTAGCTTGATTGTCATATTCTCGCGATTCACAAGAATATGGCAACGTTTCTGATTGATCTGTTCCGGTTCAGACTTTCTCTTTTTCAAGAACTCTGCAACGCTTCCAATCGTGCCACTCAAACTGACTTTTAGTGGTTCCAAAACAGGAAGAACATTCTCTTTGTCCAGTTCAATAACTTTAATAGTTGCTTTCTCCATACCCGGAGCAAGGTTAATTTGCATTTTTTCGTTTTCCATTGTTGTTTAAAAATTAAAATGATTAATAATCTGTTCCTGTTGCAGCCAAATCCTCTTGGATTGTCTTTTGCATTTCTTGTGCCTCCATTGGACGCTCTCTCACCAAATCACCATTGCCATTGTAATAGCAAGCAGTACGGGTTTCGCGGTCAAGGAATTTGTAACATTCATCTGTCACATCTTCATATTTGCGCTTGATGTCTTCTATGAGTTTTCCACGTTGCTTGGTAATAGGCTTCATTTTCTCTTTGATACGGTCTTGTACAGCCTTTTTCTCGGCTTCCAGTTCTGACATTTCTATATCCAAATTGGCAAGAGACGTTTTTCTTGCTTCCATTTCCTCTTCGGAAAATTGATGCGGATAAGTTATTTTTTCAATAGCCGCACAGTTGTCTTGCAACATCTGTAATCTTGCAAGAGGTTCTTTGTTTTTAAATAATTCTTTTTCCATAACTTGATATTTAAAGTGGTTTTAAATCGTATCTTGCAGAGCCGACAAACGGTGTCGGATTTTTGCGAACAAAAGTCCTCAACTGGCTATCAGTTTTAGGATTGAATAAACGTTGTACTCCGTTTTTGTCAATGACAATTAATTCAGATGCCACATAACAAATGAATCCTTGCAAACGTTGTTTCAACCATTTGTTTTGAGCGGTGCGAGATTTCTTATAATTTTCATAGCTCATTCCCTTTGGGCGAGAAGTAAGAAGCTGTACATTACGTCCAACTTCTTTTTGTACGTTAACTTTACTTTTCTTCATGGATAATTTTTTTAAATTGTGTATGAGATAAAAATTTGGTGCAGCATGTGTAAACAGAATTTTCGTTTGAAACAAAAGGTTCTTCTCTGTCGCTGTTAATAGTAGAAAGCTCTGCTATACAAGCACCGTTTTTATATCCATAGTTCCAGAAAATACATAAATCACCGGGAGTTGGTATGTATTTCGGCTTGTTCTCCTTAAAATCGAAATCAAAATGAACTTCATTTTTTGCAAGCTCCAGTAGTTTCGATTTTTCTTTTTCGGTTGCTAAACGAAAGCCATCAATGTTACCGATTCCACATTCGGGAGTTTCCGTTATGAAGAATCTGTTCCCTTCTTCATTTTGAGGAACATAACTTATGTATCCATAAGGAACTTTAAATTTGATAGGAAGAAGAGGACTCGTATTTTCGATAATACTATCAAGAATCATCATGCTACCATCTTTATCTCTGATGATGACATCTCCTTTTCTGAATATCTTTTCCTCTTTACGGGTAGAGGACATCTCTTGACTGATTGCAGCAAGAGCCATTAATGCTAATAATCCTTTTTTCATAATTGTAATATTTAGTAGTTATTTATTGAAAAGCATGGGAATTATTAAATTCTCAAACTTCTATTAATTGCTTGTTATTTGATCTCTTCGGCGTATGGAGTATCTTCTTCGTCAAAATCATCCGGCTTTTGACTTTGTGATTTACGCCAGTCTTCAAACATTTCATCATCTAACTGACTTTCTACTTCGAGAACTTTAATCATAGAATCTGAAATACCTGTTTTCGGAAGGAATTTGAAAGCCCAGTTTACTATGGTTTTGCGTGCCATTTCCTCGAAGTCAGTGTCCCACGGAGACTGCTTTCCTTTTTTGACCGCCTCGGAACGACTTTTTATTTCCTCTATGCGAGATTTAGGCATAGCATCGTACTTCTCTGCACCCGAAGTCAAAACTGCGTAATAGTAGCCTCCCATGAGGTCGCCACGTTCTCCAAAAACGTCCGGTTCGTGAGTTAATTTACCACCTGTGCCTTTAGTCATGCTGAACTTATCATTGGTGTAAACCAAATCAGCGTAGATGTCTTTGACGACTCCGGTACGGATAAGAATATCAACCTTCCCCATGTATGAGGCTTGAAATTTGACCTTGCCCTTGTAAGGTACAAGATAACCTAACTTTAGTTCGGGATTCAGTGATAATCCAGTAAGCGACACGTTTTTGATCGCTTCAATCAGGTGATCGGGGTATGCTTTTGCACAATCAATCAGATATGTGTTGTTCAACATTGCTTGCATAGCGAAGTTTACTTCACGTGCAAACTGCTGTTCTGTACCTCCGGCAGCTAAAAACGCTTTCTTTGGAGATATAAAGCATTTTTCCAAACCGCTAAGTTGCTGGGGAAAAGCTGGTGGAGCCGTTGGGGTTACGACTGGAACTTGCGGTGCTGGTTGTTCAGGAGCCGCTTGCGGTTGTGGGGCTTGTTGTCCCATGTTTAAATTACCTTGTTGTTCACTTGGTTTCATTGATTTTTGTTGTTATAAAAGTTAAACATTCTGTTTTTCTCGAATGAAGGAGTATCGGGTATCATAATTCTACGTCCTTTGAAACCGGGCTGGATAAATACCTGTGCTCCATCGAAATCATTGTTTTGTGTGCAGTAGACATGTTGTTCGAGCAACTTTGCAAATAGAAGAGCACTTGCACCCATTTTCACAATACCGTCTTCCATGTGATAAGCCCAGTTTGCGGCACTGACGAATACGGCATCATAAGGGGCAGTCTTTTGCTGCATTACCCAATAAAACTCTTTCCATACGCCTGTACGTTCGTGCTCCATAAACTGATAGAAGGCGGCAGATATTCCGTAATGGAATTTGGTGATTATCCTATTGACTGTATCTTCATGTAAATCATCTACTGCAACAGTTTTCCAGTCGATGATTTTTTTGGCAGTCTCAACGTCCGGGCGGTATTTGAATTTACAATTTTTGTATTCAACAAAGTGACTGACTTCAGCTTTCGTCTGTTTAAAGCTCAATATTTGCTTGATTTGCTTGGAAGTCTCCCGGCAGCAATTCAATAATTCATATACCATTGTTTCAACTAACTGAACGTCAGCACTACTTGTTAGGCTTTTTCCGGGGTTTGCGGCAACAGCTTCCGCGAGTGCGTCTCTGTATTTTTGAGTTTCACGTCCATAAGGGCATCCGGTTCGTTCGTTGATCGGCGGCTGGAAAACTAATAAGCTGTTTCTCCATTTGTCAAGTGATCCAGTATTCACAATGCTTTCCATCGCATCATGGTACAAAGAGCCTTTTTCGGCAGCTTCAGCACCTATCTCGAACATTTCAGGATGAAGTGCTTTAAACCGGGCAAATTTGGGGGAGACAAGATAGTCTTTGATTTGTGTACTACTTAGGAAGTCTTTGAACCGTTCTCCCCGGTGGTATTCCTCATTGGGAAGATCATAAATTGTATCTTTGAATTTACTCATATATTGATTATTTGAGATTTCTATATAAAAAACTCCCTACTTTCACAAGCAAGGAGTCCGGCAGCTTTAATTAAAAGCTAATTATCATGTGTGGTTAATTTCTCTTTGTAATTTGAAAGGATATACTCTTTCTCTTCTTCGTCAAGAGAATATGCTTTCGTCATAAACCTAATTGCCATATCTTCGTTATTGTCAGAAAGAGGAAAATAATCAATAGCGAATCTTTTTGTGAGGTCATTTAGTCGCATGTACTTGCTACGAACTTCTGAAACTCGCTCACGTATTTCAGTGGTGATGCCGGATGCTTCTTGTAACTGTGACTCATATTCTTTTTTGTCTTTTTCGGCTTGTTCTTTCATTGCCTTGTTTTGTACTGCGAAGTCTGCTATTTTTGCATAAAGTTCACTGGAATACACCCAACCGGATTGTACATCAAAATCTGAATCACCCCTGAAAGCATATCTTTCTTTTTTCGTAAGGTATTTATAATCACTACCTAACTTGTTCCAATCGTAATCCACCTTACGGAGTGAATTTACATTTTGTAGAACTTCAGCAACTTTTGTCACTTCTTCCATATCTGTAAAAGCGAATCCATCAAGAATGGGAATAGTGAAAATCTGTACGTCCGCAGGTGCTATCTCGAATAATTCAGGAACTTTTGGCTTATCCATGATTTTAATTCCTTCTTCCATCATGCGGAGTTTAATTATCTTTTGTACGTCTTCCTCCGTCAATGCAAGAATTTCTTGCTCGGTCATTTCTGTAATCTTTTTCATTTCTTCAAGAATTTATTTATAAAATATATTTGTCCTTTTCCGGTGACTTTTGTTGTGATCGTATTGATACTTTTATCAGCACGTACAATAGAGCCATAACTTACTTCAAAAAGTTCCAGTTCCATTGCCGTTTGGGTAGGCTGATTGTATTTTTCTCCACATTTACAGAGGTATCCATTATCACGTAACCATTTAAAAAGTCTGTTTTGACCGATTTCAATACCATTCTGTTTGAGAACATTGGCAAGACGACCAATTAAAATGCTATTTTCAGAGGCTACAACGGCATCCGCAAAAAGAACTTTTGGAGCTTGTTCTGTCAGTAACATATCTTTTTGAGCGTTATTTCGGGCGAGAACTTGATTATTCTCGTATTGGTCTGCCCAAGCACGGGCGGCTTCTGCTGGATTATTGAAATTAGGAATAGAGAGAATTGCTTTCTGTTTTTCTATTTCCAATACTTCCCATCGATCAATTATTTTTTCGCGAAGTTTTGCATCATAACCGGATGCGAGAATAAGGCAACCTTTCTTCGTCAAATTGAAACAAGGTCTATCTCGTTGATTTGCATCTTTGTAGGTGCTCGCCTCAAAATTGAGGGCTGCAACTCCTTGCTCTAAAAGGGTACGAATGTCACGAATAACATTGTAATGCTCTTTTCCTGTAAGTTCGGCTATTTCAACTGAACTCATGGTTTCTTTTGATAAAATTAGCTCTTTCATGGCTTTTAGTATTGATTAGCTCCCCCTCAACGACCCAACGTTATTACACCGAATTGTGCGGTAGGGGGTATGTTGTTCTGCTCATGGTAGTACTGCACCTTTATTGTCATTTTAGGCAGATAGATTCTTTAGTGAATCATTCTACTTTTTCACGCTGCCTCGGAAGGACAAGTCTACTTCCTACTGCTTTGGGCGTTTATCTCACTTTCCTCTATGTAATTCCTGCAACATCACAGGTGAGGCTATGCGCCGGGCAATTTCTCCAAGAGTGTAGCCGGATACAGACCACTAAGCAGGTTTCGCGCATCCCGAATACTATCATCGGTTTAGTTGGTGGGTGGATAGGCGGTCAAGCCACACCATCCTTGTTATCTATTGAGGTATTGTAACAGTGCTGATTTTTTGAAGCGTAATCTGTTGTTGAGTTTGGTATGGGGTATTTCTTCGATTCGATTGTATAATGTGCCAACCGACCAGCCTAATACTTTTGCGGCTTCTTTTGCGCCTATCCATTCTTCGGTTTCTTCTTTCACAGTTTGGGAAACTATGTTTCTCACGTCTTTATGGATAAGTTTGTAGAGTTCTTCCGCTACCATCTTTGCTTCATTCCGGTTCATGGGTCTACCACCTTAATAGTTACTGTATGCGTCTTCCAATCAGTGCTAACCGAATAAGTCTTTCCGTCTTCTCTCGGATGCACGTTTTTTACGTACTGCACAGTGTTTCGGGCAGAGACACAAGCTGCATTATTTTCTAACTTAACTTGTAATACTCCGTTGGCGGGAATCTTCTTAATATCTTCAACTGTTACTTTCATATTTCACTTTGTTTTTACAGGGTTTTATTTGGAAATAAGAAAGCTAACAGCTATCTTTGCTTTTGGAATATGTATAGTAGCTATTGGTAGCTGCCAGCCATTCTTATATCCTTTTGTCTGTTGTTCTTTACTAACAACGATGCAAATGTAGTTCAAGATATTGAGTGGTGCAAGCATTTTCACTCAAAATATTGAGTGAATTTATATGTTTTATAGCATGTTTTTGCTTAAATCATTGTCTAATAGTTTATTATCACTCAATATTTAAGTCTAAAAATGGAAGAAAAGAAAGAAAATTCTAAGTCACGTTTTTTGGAGTTCTTGAATAGCATAGGAATTTCGCAATATAAATGTGCACAAATGTGCGGTTGGGCATCCGGTTACTTGACTGGGCTGAAGGGTGATTTTGGTGCTGATAAACTTGCCACAATGATATCCATCTTCCCGCAGCTTAATATCGTGTGGATTATAAACGGGAAAGGGGAAATGTTCAATTCTGATATTTCTAAAAACGAAGAGGTAAAGGAGGCTTCTAAGGAACAAGGCTCCACTATTCCTTTTGATATGTTCATGCAAACCACCAACAACTACAATAAGATAATCGCGGAGAAAGATGCCGAGATAAATGCTTTACGTCAGGAAGTGGAAAAGCTAAAAAATAAATAGAAAAGTAATATGGAAAGAGCTATTGATAGGTTGCTTCAATTCATCGAGTATCTAAAAAAAAACGATGGTGAGGTTAAAAATGCCAAAGTATTTGAAAAGAAGTGTGGTTTATCCAATAGCTATATCGCTAACTCCAAGAAAAGCAACGGAAGTATTGGAAGTGATACGATTGCAAAGATTCTATCATCATTTCCGCAGTTAAATGTCGAATGGATATGTACTGGGAGAGGTGATATGTTAAAGAAAGGGATGGCTTTCTTTTCGGAGATACTTGGAAGTAGAAATGTTTCTATTGAGACTGCACGCGATAATTCAATGTTTCCGGTAATAGAGCAAGGGAGTATGGTTGCAGTAAGTCAAGAGCCGGAAAACGAGCTTATTTGTGGGCAGATTTATGCAATATACATGCCTGATGATTCTATATTCTTCCGCTACGTGTCAAAGGTAGAATCAGCAAAAATATTGGTGGTTCCTGCTAACCGGGAGCCGCAATATGGAACTGGGCAAGAATTAAATAAGAAAAAAATAAAAGAAATAAAACGAGTTGTCGGAGTGGTTAAGTCATTTTTATGATACTACAATGATACCAGTAATATAAATTAATCATGTATTGTGTTGATTATCAAATGTCATATCCTTTGTTGGTAGTCCCGTACGCACCGCAAAATACTTACAGAAGAAGCCTTTGATTGTATTATAATCGAAGGCTTTTTTATATACTATGCAGAACTTTGAAAAAGAATTGTCTTTAAAGTTCTTGTTTAGGTTATGTTTTTTATTCTGAACTTTACCATTCTAACTTTACCATATATGATTAGAGAAATTAAAGAAACGGATTATCCGCGTTTGATAGAGATTTGGGAGAATGCGGTGCTAAATACCCATGATTTTCTAAAAGAAGAGGATTTCTTGTATTTCAAGAAACAACTTCCTGTCTATTTTCAATATGTTATGTTGTTAGGGTTTGAACAAGAGGGAGTGCTTGTTGGATTTATGGGAATTGCGAATGGTAATCTTGAAATGCTATTTGTAGATAACTGTTGCCGGGGGGCAGGAATTGGAAAACAGCTGGTAGCGTATGCGGTAGCTAACTTGCAAGTGACTAAAGTTGATGTAAATGAGCAAAATACTCAAGCGATTGGTTTTTACAAATATATGGGTTTTAATATTGTGGGAAGATCGGAATTGGATGGAGAAGGTAAGGAGTATCCCATCTTACATATGGGGTTATAG